CCGATCCCGGCGTCCCACGCCCGGTACTGCACCGGCTCGATGACCTCATACTCGGCAGGGTCGAGATCCCACACCGCGAGCAGTTCAGCCCAGTCCCGAGGCGGAGCGTCGAGCGGGCTCGTCGTAAGGGTGCCGGAGTTACCGTCCCACGCGACACCGGGCTCCCAGCCCGCAGGCGGGCGAGGCGCTGCGGCCCCGCGATAGTCCGAGGTCGGGCCCGGTGACAGGAGAGCGTCGAGGTCTTCGTCAATGGACACGACGGCTCCTCATCGTCTCTCGCGCTTCCATACCGGCGAGAGTGAGACTGTCGGCGATCTGGCGCAGCGCATCGGAAACCGCCAACGCTGCCGTGTGTTTCCACGGATCCCCGGCAGCCTTCGCAGCCTGCCCGTGTTCGTGGCCTTCGGTCTCGACGTTGCGTAGGTAGACGATCATCGACTCGCAGTCGAGCCACACGCGATCGTCACCCTGCACCATGAGCGTGATGTCTTTCAGGGGCACAAGCATCCTGTCCCGTTCGTCCTACGGCGACGGTGCCTCGTGAGCGACGAGTACGAGACGTTGTAGCCGTGGCGTTCGAGCACCTGAGAGATACGGGCCGAGGACACGCTCTCCTTCAGCAGGAGGGCCTCGACCTTCTCGCGCACATCCTCGGGCAGCGCCGCGATCACGACACCCGCCGTACACGGTGTCTTCGGCCTCGACGGGGAAGTCAGTAGGTCATCTAGATCCGCTAGGAGATCCTTCGAGTCGGACACGCGATCACGACTCGCTCTTGTTGTCGGCCTTGCACCGGGAGCACCTGATCTCCCACGGCCTAGATACGCGCACGGCTAGAAGCCTATTGCATCTCCAGCAACGGGGGGCCTCATCTGTCACAACGCCACGCCCGTAGGCGTCCGGCTGCCCGCTCATCCCTGCTCCTGACAGTCAGGGCACATCCAGCCGTCAGGGTTCGTGAAAGTCGCCAGGGACACCCGGTTCCGATGCGTGCAGCCCGGCTCCCCGTCGAGAACCGCCACGAGCATCTTCCTAGCAGCGAACAGACCCGCGATCGCCGCGTCGAGCGCCCCGACCGCCGCCTCGGCAGCCACGCGCTCCTTTCTTACGCTCACGGCAGCACCATAGCCTCGAAGTTCACCGACACGAGCGGACGATCATTCTGGTCAGGGCCGAGCGGGTTCACCGAGCCCACGGGCCGGATCCGCATAATCCGGATCCCCGAGAGGGTCGTGTCCGTGATCGCCCCCACGAGTGCCCGCAGCGTGTGCGCCTTGTCCCGGGCCGTGGGGTAGTCGTCGCGACCTGCCCGGCACATGATCTGGATACGGGGCCGGTCGATCGCCGTCGCCGCAGCCCCGAACGTCTCATCGGGCAGACCCCCCTCGTACTCGAACACGCCCACGCACACGTCAGGGCTCGACGGCATCCGCCCCAGGTACAGGTTCGTCCCGAGGGTGCCGTGCCCCTGCGCTTGCAGGTAGTTGCCTACCGCCTCTAACACCGTGCTCATGCGAGTCCTCTCATCGCCGCGTCCACGCGGTCAGCGATCCTCGACGCGATATCTCTCGCGCCCTCGACCACGGGCTGCTCTAGGAACTTCGCCTGCGTCGGAGAGTCGTGGGACGTGTCTAGCCGTTCGTGGACATACGTCGCGTACGGGGCAGCCGCGCCGCCGTAACCCATCTCGACCTCGATATCCGAACCCGACACCTTCGGCGGAAGCACCTGACCGGAAGCCCGCAGCGCACCCGTCCGCACCGGGACGAGCCTCTGCGACTCCGCGAAGATGATCTGCGCCTCCTCATAGATCGCGCGAGCCGTGGCCTGCGCCGCCGCAGGCCCACCCTTAGCAAGCAGGTTTAGAAGTTTCTCCTCACCGAGGAGGTCGATGCTGACGCGAACAGTCGCCACGGGTCACCGACCTAACGTGACAACGGTGTGATGATCCCCGGCCTCATCGCCCACCACGTCCACGGCGACGATGATCGGCGACGTGCCGTCCGGCAGCACGATCCGGTGGTTCGTTGTAAGCGCCGGAGCCCCATACAGATACACGACCCCGATCACCGCGACCTCACGGCCCTGATCGTCACGAGTCAGCCGCGAGTCCGCCTGGATCCGCGCGTTGTACGTCGTCCCCGACGCGCTGAACGTGCGCTTCCCGTAGGCATCGGTCGAGGACTGCGGATACACCGTCACGGTGTCCACCATCATCGACAGGAACTCAGACTCGATCGCCACGTCTCACCCTCGCAGGTTGTCGAGCATCCCGACCGCGAACTCGGTCCCCGTGTTCGTGGTGCGCTTCTCCGAGCGCACGATCGCGTCCGCCTTGATCCACGGCTCGGGAGGCGCGGTGCGGTTCCGCTGCGACGCGAGCCTGTCAGCCACGTCACGGAACTGTTGCGCCGCCGACGAGTAGTCCTTCGACAGGGACAGGTCACCGACCGACTTCGAGGTCGTGGCCTTCCCCGAGTACCGGGCCGCGAGACCCTCCGCTGCCGCGCGAGCGGCCTCGTACACGTCAGGCCAAGATTCGAGAAGGTACTCGATCTCCTCGTCCGTGAGTGTCGCCTCGGCGGTCGAGGACACGTCACCGACAAGGAAGCGCACCTTGTCACGGTCGGAGACCGAAGGATCCCCGGTGTATGTCCAACTCATGCCGACTCCTAGTAGTAGATGAGGACGCGACCGTCGCCGCCCGCAGCACCAGCGCCTCCGGTGCCGGAGCCATTACCGCCGCCCCCACCGCCGCCTCCGCCAGCGCCACCCGCACCACCGGCTCCGCCGACTGTCGTAGATGCCGCCGCGCTTCCGTTCGATCCGGCAGCGACCATGCCAGCGCCGCCACCGCCACCGCCGCCAGCGGTATTAGCCGTGCCGCCAGTAGATGCGGCGAATGAGCCAGACTGCCCGCCAGCGCCGCCAGCCGCTCCGGCCCCCCCGCCGCCGCCGCCGCCGATAAGTCCCGCACCCCCGGCACCGCCCGCCGTGGTACTAACACCGGAACCGCCGCCGCCGCCCGAGATGCCCGCGCCCCCAGCGCCGCCGCCACCGCCACCGCCAGCACCGCCGTAGGTGATCAGGAACGTGCTAGCAGCGCCCCCCGCTCCTGGGTTCCCGGAACTACCCCCGGCACCGCCGCCAGCGGAGCCAAGTGCTCCCGCAGTTCCAGCGACACCATTTGCTCCGACGATACCCGCCCCGCCGCCGCCAGCGACAAGCGAGGAATACTGACTCACTCCGCCAGTTCCACCAGCGGCTCCAGCGCCCCCAGCGGCACCCCCAGAGCCAATGATGACTCGCGTGACGGCAGGAACCCATGCCTGCATGACCGCTCCGGCGCCGCCACCCGTACCTGGGTTCGTGGTGCTGGCACCGGCGCCACCCCCGCCACCGCCGATGCAGACCGCATACACGAACGTGACACCCGCCGGTATCGTCACCGTACCCGTAGACGTAACCGTGTGACGCAACGTCAACCTAGACGGGTCAACACCCGCAGAAGGAGGGAAGGATGAGACGCCCATCAGGTGATCTCCACTCCTGAGACGTGCAGATCCACGGACGTAGCCGACGCGCCGCCCGTGATCGTCTCTGTCGTCGCGAGAGGCTGCTTCAAGTCGAGGACGTACGTCGTATTCGCAGGCACCGCCGCGGCGTTCAGGATGTCAATACCGTTCAGGAACATCGTCGCCGTCTGCGTCGAGGCTGACGTGTTCACCACGGCGATCTGCGTCACGATCGTGGTCGTGGACGCCGGGGTCGTGTACAAGACCGTCGCCGTGTTAGTAGTAGCCGCCCCTCGGAACAGGGCCTTCGCAGTAGCAGCCATTAGGCCCACGCTCCCATTAGGGTCATGATCTCGATCTCATTCGCGTCATCCGCGAGGAACTGGATGTCGCGCGGCACGTTCGGGGTGTCACTACCCGCGGGGTAGCGGAAACCCACGTTCGTCTCAGGCATCGCTCTCGGGCTCCTCGACGGGCTCGGGCTCCTCGACCGCAGGCGGCTCGGGAGCCGGAGGCGCGGTCCACACGCCGTCCACGAGTGTCCAGCCGATCCACGGATCGCCCTCAGTCTCAACCGCAGACAAACCCGTGACCTCCTCAGCGATATCCTGCGAGTCCGCCACGATCACGTTCACTACCGTCGAACCGTCGTGAATAGCGAAGTTAGGCATATTTCCCTCTCTTACCTGTATTCCTTGCGCGACCAGAACTGACGCTTGTACGAGTTGAACCAGAGTGAGCGCAGCCTCACAGCCGCTCTCGCCTGAGCGCGGCGATCGTCGTTTCCGCCTAAGGTCATCTTCCACGAGTCACGCCTAAACGGGATCACCTGAGCGATCGGTGTACCGGCGGGGATTAGGCCCTGCCACTTAGAGTCATTGAGAACGAATGGGAAGTTCACCGGAGCCGTGTATCTATCTGTGTCCACGATGCCCGGCAGGATAGTGAACATACCGTTGGGGTTGTGCATAGGTGGGACGAACAGGCATGAGTGCCCACGCGGAGTCCTAATCGCCCACGGGTTCATCCACTTCGGGTATGCGGGCATAGAGTTCGCCTGCGGATGCTTGTCGGCCTGCTCTATGGGATGGAACGAAAGCATCTCAGCGAGAGTCCACTCGTACCAAGGCATACCGTCGCGCTGAGTCACCTGCACATCCGCGTAGGTGCGAAGTATGTATCCAGCCGTCATAGCGTCGAAGACCGGGATGCACTTCTTCACGGTATGCGGTGTCTGCCCGAAGTCAATAACACGCTTACCGCCAATGTACTCCGGCGTTGCCTTGTACCACTCAGGCAGCAAGCGGCTAGCAGGGACAGGAGCGTACTGCTCATCTATCCCTACGGTGTCCGTGAGTGTGATCTGCATCAGATAGTTCGCCCGTCACACCAGCGGTAGAACATAGACGACTCCGGCACTACCGGCAGCCCCGGCATTACGAGCGGGCCACACCCCGCCGCCGCCCGCGCCGTATCCGCTTCCGGCACCACCGGCAACATTGAAGGTAGCGTGGGCACCTCCCGTGCCGATGCCACTTCCGGCTCCGCCGCCCCCTCCCGTAGTGGCGAAGGCGAGTGTGGTCGTGAACCCGGGTGATGATACGAGACCGGACCCGGCTCCGCCCGGTGTGCCGCCTACCCCGTTGAAACTACCGCCGTTAGCCGTGAGGGCACCGAACGATGTTGCTCCGCCCGCTGCACCGTACAGTCCAGCCGCTCCGATGGTCACCGAAGTCGTGGCGTTGGTCGTTATCTTCTGCACAAGAACTCCCCCACTACCTCCGCCAAGACCCTGCACATTCTGGCTTCCGCCTCCGCCGCCGCCGACGACACACACGAACATAGTTCCGGTCGTGGTGTAGTTACCCGTAGCGGTGATAGTCGCGGGAGTCCCGAATGTTGTAGAGCCTGCGGTTACAGACGCGAGGCGCTCAATCGCAAGGATGCCTGCCGACTGAAGCGAGTACATGATCTCAGTTGCGTCTGCCGTGAGTTCCACGAGAACCTCGGCGGTTCCTGTGGCCCCGGCGATCCTTGTGCTAGAAGAGTCGAAGAAGATTACGTTGAAGGTCTGTCCGGGGGTGCTGAACTTCACCGCATACGCGCCTGCGGGCAGGTTGACCGTAGCCCGAGCGACAGCGGTGCTTCCTACCGTGGCCCACGCTCCTACCCTGCTTACGAGGGGAGCGACCCGTGAGATACCCATCAGGTGATCTCCGTTCCGTACAGGTTGAACGTTAGATTCGCATTACCCCCGTACACGGTCACCACATCTGCCGCGTCTACGGTGATACCAAGAGACAAGGCCACGATGTCATTCGCGGCGATAGCGGTGTCGAAGGCGATGTAGTGCTGATTCGCCAGCGTCGCCGCGTTAGGGCGGACGGCGATTCTGAACGTGGTAGCCGATGCCGCCCGGTTAGCGACCACGATGGAGGAGATCACGACCTGCGTCGATGCGGTCACCGTGTAGATGTCCGTGTTCGTCGTGGCGCTCGGGGCTGACTGCCCCAACACCTTGTACGCGATCGGCATTAGCCTCTCCTAACCCGGGTTACCCGCTCTATCACGGGGATGGTGTTCAGTCTACCGCCGGTCACGCCGCACCCGTGAACACGAACGGATGCGGATCCCGCACCTCCGCGGCCTCCGCTGCCGCCCTACCGGCCTGCGCCGTAGCCTGCGACGCCTGCGCCGCCGTCGCGTAGTTCTGGATCGCCGCAGACGTGGCGAGGATCTGCGCGGTGATGAGCGCCGTGTACGTCGCAGGTCCGCTCGACGCGAGCAGCGTGTACGTCGCGTAGCCCACGGGAACCGAGTTGTACACGCTCGTCATGATGATCCCGGTCGTGGGCGGGGTCGTGTCCACGGTCGCTTCGGCAGCCGTGACCCGGATCGCCAGCGAAGCGTAGATCGCCTGCGACGCGAGCGAGACGTGCGGGGTCACCGCGGCGGCAGGGGCAAGGTCTGCCATGTCCGCGCTAACCTGCGTCGCCTCTCCGTACGACTCGCCTAGCGTGATCCAGTAGGCGTACGTCTGCTGCCCGAACTCCGTGTATGTCAAGGGAACGGGTAGAACCATCGAGAACGTCCGGCCCGACGCGAAGGACTCCGTGACCGTGTAGGTGAACGTCTCATGGAAGTCCGGATCATTCGTTGAAGGTAGCGTCGCCGAGAACTGACCGTTCGCATCCAACGTCGCGTAATACGCCGAGGGAACAAGGATCTGATCCGCGAGCGCGTTCCGCAGCATCTTCGGCACCCGGAAGATAACCTGACCGGCTATCGCGTTCCCCTGGAAGTCCACATACGTCCCCGTCACGACCACCGTGGACACGTTCGATGCGAGAGGCATGTCAGATCCCCAGGAACACGAACGGGTGCAGGATCCTGGCCTCCGCTGCCGCCGCAGCGTTCGCCGCCGTCGTCGCGGCAGCCGACGCCGTAGCGACCTGCCCCGCCGCCGTCTGCACCGAAGTGGTCACCGTCTCGATCGTGCCGACCCGCGTCTCCAACGCCCCGAACGTCGAAAGCAGGACGTAAGTGTTCGCTTCAGACGAGCCCGCCGGAACCGCCGGAGCCAGATCCGCGAGGTTCTGTGTCGAAGGTGCAGCAGAGAGCGTGATGTCGAACGTCCGCCCCCCCGTGAACGCCTCCTCGACCCTGTAAGTGAACGCCGTGGGAGACACGTCCGGGTCGTCAGTTGCCGGGAGCACCGTAGTGAACGCACCGTTCGCGTCGAGATCCACCACGATCGTCTTAGGGACGATGATCTGATTCGCTGTCGAGTCCGTGAGGATCGCCCGAGGCGTGAACTTCACCTGGCCCGCGATAGCGGCACCAGATACGTCCACGAACTGCCCGCCCAGGGTCACCGTAGATAGGTTAGGTGTTAGAGGCACATCTACTCCTCACCGTCAGACTCAACGATCCACGAGTAAGTGTCCGTGTCGAACACGGCATCCGCTGACGGCCTCGGCAGAGGGACGAACATGTCCAGTTCAGCGTCGTAGCACGATCCCGGCCCCGGGTAGGTGCCGCGAAACGGTGTGCCGCCCGCAACATGCTTACCGAGGATCGTGTTGTAGGAGCAGCGCTTCCAAGTTCCGGGCATCCCGCACTCCGCGAGATACACATTCACCGCAGTCTCGTCATCCTCATTCACAGACACGCTATTGACCACGACGACCTCCTCCACGATGCTGTTTTCAGCGAGCCGTGCGTAATGCGCCATTAGCCGATCACCACAATCACGATTCCCGACCCGCCTGTACTAACGATCGCCCCGCCGCCGCCGCCCCTGTTAGCGGTGCCGTTAGTGCCGTTGGGGTTACCCGCACCGCCGCCACCTCCTGTTCCGCCTGCGCCGAACCCGCCTGAGTTGTTGTATCCTGCGCCACCGCCTGCGTAGAAAACCGAAGATCCGGTGATCGAGTTCGATGCACCCGCGCCGCCGTCCAGCCCAATGCCAGCCGCTCCGGCACCCCCGCCGCCGCCGCTCTGAGTACCCGTGCCTGAAGTGCCGTTATTGCCCTGCGTCAGAATAGCCAGCCCACCCGCGTTCTGCGACGCGCTACCCCCCCCGCCTGACCCGCCCCTGACGGCGGGCTGTGCCGTCCCACCGCCACCTCCGCCTACCGCGACATAGGGGCCAAGCCGCGAGTCACTACCGAAGTTGGCAATCCCAGAGCCACCCCCCCCGATAGTGACGGTCTGCACGCCAACTGGAAGCCACACGGTAGTGGAGTAAACATAGCCACCCGCACCTCCACCCCCGGGCTGCGAACCATTGTTCGCTCCGCCCCCGCCGCCGCCGACGATAAGCGCCTCCACCATGCCAGCAGCACTAACCGTGATAGACCCTGATCCGGTGAACGTGTAGATCGTCTTTCCCGGCCTGTTAGTCGTGTTAGTCGTGGCCCCAGACGAACCAGAGACGACCGCAAGCGGTGTGCCACCACCACCGAACGCGAACCCTGCAAACGTAGGCATCAGGCAGCCCTCGCCAATCCCTCGATGACCGTGAACGTAGCGTTCGCGGTCTTGATTATCGTCGCCGTGTAGATGTCGATCGAGTTCGCATTACCGGCGCTGGGAGCGGTGCCGCCGATCCAACGCGGAGTGACAGCGGAGCCGTCCACCTGAAACGCTGTCTGGTAGTAGGCGGTGCCGCCGTTCGTCACGAGGAACGCGATAGTGATGGACTGGCCCGTGGAGAGGAGCGAGTTCAGAGTTGTACCCCCGTTGCCGCGTACGTTCAGCGTCCAGTTCGCAGAAGCGTTCGTCGTGTAGTAGACGACGCTCGACGTGATCGCATCGAAAGCGATCGTGCCAGTCGCAGCCGTGGCGGAGATCGTGATTGTCTCCTCCGGTGCCGTCAGCACGGGCGACGTGAGCGAGGCGTTCGCGAGTGTCGCGTATGTCGAAGCCGCCGAGGACTGCGACAGGTACGTCGAAGCCGCCGTCGCAGACTTCAGATACGCACCCTCCACGCCGAGCGCGAGCGCCTGCAAGTCCGCGGGCACATTAGCGGCGTCCGAAGAAGACGGGAACGGAAGCCCGCCCGGAGTCGTAGGCACTTATGAACCTCCCCTAGATGCGCCGAGCGGCGGGGCCAGCGAGGATCACCCGCTGAATCCCGCCGCTCAGGCTGAACTAACTACCTATCAGGTTAGGTCAACCCACAGGTAACGGAACGTATGAGACGCCTCGTTGATCGGTGAATTAGTCGCATTGACCGCGTACACCGTGACCGTGTTAGCGCCAGTCACACCAGCACCCGCGAAGGCGAGTCCCGATGTGAGCGCCGGAGGGTTCACCACAATGATGTCACCGACAGCAGCGCCCGTGACCGTGATAGTGCCCGATCCGGTAGCCCCGGCAGAGATCGACGGGAGGTCGATAGCGCCGGTGCCCGTGCTAATGCCCTTAACTACGGAACCTCCGCCCACGGCGAGCGTACCCGCCGTAAGGTCTCCCGTCACCGTAGCGTCGTCACCGACCGTGAGGTCATCGGTAGCAGCCACATCGTCGTCGGACTGTAGCCGACCTACAAGTGCTTCTCCCTTAGTGAGACGGTTAGACATCAGGCCACCACGGTGTTCATGAAGTAGCCCAGGTCGCTCGACACGACCTTGTTGTCGAAGGCCACCTCGGCCTCGACGCGGCTAGCCTTCAGGTGCTCCATGCGGAACTGCGAAGTGCCGATCGTCTGACCGAGACCGCCGCTGACGCCGGTCCACGAGAAGATGTATCCCGCGGACGGGGTGAGCAGGCCCGGGTTCTGGGCGACGTGCATGAGGCACGCAACCTTGCCCGTGGCGAAGCCGTAAGCCTCCGCAGCGCCCTCGGCGTTCGTGGCCTTGACCGACTTCGCGACGAGAACACGATCGACCTCGAACATGCGTGCGAGCATGTCCGCCGTGACGGTCTGAGCACTCGTGTACTTGATGCGGTCCACGATGTCGGGGTGGTTACGCAACTTCCGGAACACGTCGTAGCCGAGGACGAGGGTGTTCGCCTCCATGCCCGTGTTCGAGAGGATCTGCGCCTTGCCAGCCTCGACAGTCTCGATCGGATCCGAGTTCGCGTAGTCGCTCCACTGCTTGAACTCGCCCGCACCGGGAGAGCCTGCGACACCGGCAACGTCGGTGCCCCACACGCCCGTGGTGAGGAAGTCCGAGACGAACTGAAGTTCGCGACGCACGAGCATACGCATCGTGACGAACTCGGCAGCCTCGCGGAGCGGGTTCAGCGGAACGTCAGCGTTCGCGAGGGTCTGATCGTCCACGTCCTTGTGGAACGCGAACACGTCAGCGGAGTAGGTGTCCGTGGTCAGGCCGTATCCGGAGCCCGCGGACTCGGTGCCGGGAGCGCGGCGCTGGGCCTCGTCACGGAACCAGTCATTCTTGGTGTACTTGAAGTACTTGTCGGACTTCTTCTCGACAGGCACGACAGGGAACACCTTGTCTGCGATGAAGTTCTCCGAACGCTGCATGTACGCGACCGAGATGTTGGTCAGGATCGCATCAACGTGAACGGAGTTGATGTGCGGCTGTGGCATGTCTTATGCCCTTCCCTTCAGGTTGTGCGAACTAGGCCGCGCGACCAGCGGACGCGCAGTTCACGACGACGGTGATGATCTCGGCGGAAGCACCCTCGGTGAGAGCCTGCCCGACGACGAACTTGGTGGTGTCGGTGCCGAAGGTGAGGGCAACGCCCGCACCAGCAGCCGACGTGCCCACGGCAGCGCCCTCGGCGACTGAGCCGCCGAGCACGACCTTGGTGCCGCCGATGACGGTAACCTCGGCCTCCTGACCGGAGAGCGGGGCGTTCTGGAGAACACCGATCGGCTTGTCAGTCACGGCAGCGCACAGGATGGCCTGCCCGCTAGCGTTCAACTTGACGAACTTGTACTGTGCGCTGGAGAGATCCGCCCCCGCGACGAGGGTGATCTTCAGCGCGTTAGGGTTGATCTCGTAGGCCACGATTAGGCCCCCTTCTCGCTCGTGTACTGCGCGTACAGTTCCGGATTGCTCGTCGCCACGTCGGCGAACGCCTGCTCGAAGGTAGCGGCGCGGCCCTCGGTGACGAGGCTCTTAGCGAGGCTCGTCAGGCGGGCGTAGGCGTCACCTTCCACGACCGGGGCTGCCTTGCCGATCTCCGCGAAGATCGCGCCGGACTCGGCCTGCGCGTTAGCGGCGGACAGGGCATCCTCGACCGACTTAGCGAGGTCTGCGTCGTGGTCGGCGAGGTGGCGCAGGGCCGGGCCGATCACGGTCGGGTCGATGCTCAGGTTCTCCCACGAGCGTGCCTTCTCGATCGCCTCGGCGTCGAGAGCGGCCTCGCGCTCCTTGCGGAGAATCTCCTCGGCCTCGGCAGCCTTCGCCACGGCCTCCTCGCGCTCGGCGCGAAGGGTCTCGACCATCTTGACGACGGCCTCGGGGGCTGACTTCAGGAGGTCGTCGTCGGACGGCTCCTGAACGGGTGCGGGGGCGAGATCGGTGAGGCGTGCCTCCAGATCCGCGATCTTCTCCTCCGCCTTAGCGAGCGCATCGGTGAGTGTCTCCACCGTGGGCTCCTCGGACACCACGGGGGCGTCCTCAGTAACGGTCTGGTCGGGCACGGGTTCCTCCTCGGTTCCCTCGGTCTCGGCGACGAGTGCCTCCACGATCTGGTCGGCCTCGGCCTGGTCTGCCGCTTTCACGACGAGCCAGCCCTCGTGCAGATGCGCGGGGTGATCGACACCCGAGGTCTCCTCGATCGCGAGGTTGACCATCTTGGGGGCCTTCGCCACGTTGCTCCTCCTAATGACGAACGGGCCGTCGCATCGAGTCGATCTGACTCGTACGACGACCCGCGGGTCTCGCCATGAGGAAGCGTAGCACGGCTGACGGGGAGTTATGAGTTCCTCTACCCGGGTATGCCGAAGCCCCCGCCCGCTGGAGGTCAGGACGGGGGCTCCGGGGATCGTGGGGCTAGTTGCCGCTGATCTCGTCGCGATAGTAGCGGGTCGCGTCGATGAGGGTGCGGAACTCGCCGAGCCGCTCGTAGCCGTAGGGGGTGCGACGGACGAGAGCCCACTTCCGGCTGCCCTCGGGGCTGCGCTTCACCCAGTAGCGGCCTCCGACCGTGGCGTAGGCGGTACCGACGCGGCGGAACGGGCCGATGTCGAGGCGGGTCATCGTGCGGCCTCGGTGTCGATCGCGGCCTGCTGGATGTAGATCATCGCGAACGCGGCGGAGCGAGCGGCAGGGGTGAACATCGGCTCCTCGGCTACGACGCGCTCGAACCCGAGGAACAGGGTGTCGAGCCCGCCGGGGAACTCGGCGACCGCGGCGATCGCGTCGCGGATCTTCTCAGCGAGACCGCTCGTGTGCGCCTCGTAGGGGGTGTATGCCTGACGGGTAGCGGTGTCGGGGACTGCGTAGATCATTGTGGCTCCTTCGGGGTGTAGGGGTGTCGGGGTGTAGGGGACTAGAAGCCGAGACGCTTCAGGTCGGCGTTCGCTCGCTTGCCCATGACGCGCGAGGTGGCTGCGACGTAGGTCGCGCCGGTGTTATCGGTGCGGATCTTCGCGTCGGTGTAGACGGCCTGCGCGTTGATCGCGGCGACGAGGCGCTCGGCGACCTTCTTATTCGTCAGGAGGTAGCCGTGCGTGCTCGGGCGATCGACGGCTGCATCCCACGTCGTCGTGACGCGCCAGCAGGAGGGATCCCACTCGGTAGCGGGGGCGACGGTGAGGGTGGCGGTGGCTCGCATTAGTGGCTCCTAGCGGTCTCGGCGGTGTTGCCGTATGAGGAGACTCTACCTAACCCCCGTTAGGTCTGTCAAGCGGGTTCCTCCGGCGAGTCCTGAGAGACCGGCGTCAGGTCGATCCGGGTCATGATCCCGGCCTTCGCCCGCTCGTAGGCGTACCGCAGACACTCCCCGTACGAGGCCCACCCGAGGCCCGTAGCGAAGGCGTAGCCCGGCTCCCCTGCGTAGCAGGCCGTCGTGCAGTACCGGGCCGAGCAGCGGCGACAGGACAGGCCGGGCCCGTCGTAGTGACAGAGGCCCGCTCCGGGCCCGTATCTGCCCGGGTTCTGGTCGTAGGTGATGTACGCCGTGAGGTCGAGGATCCCGTCCATACCCAACAGTCTACTAACCCGGGTTAGAAGCGGCGATCGGTCGAACGTCGTACGAGCCAGTCCCCGAACGCGAACCCTACGAGCGCACCGAACAGGAACACCCCGACCGTCACCCGATCAGTCACGGCTCCACCATCGACTGCGGCCCGCCGTTCACGATCACCGTGGGCCGAGCCCGCACCTTCCCCTTCGATGCCGATAGGCGCACGTCCACCTGACCGTCAGGGAACGCCGACACCACGGCGAGCACCTCCGGGCTCATGAGTTGCTCAACCCACGCACGGATCAGCGGAGGGATCTCCTCATTCACGCAGCGGGCTCCCCTTCAGCGCCGGGCAGATCCGCGAGCACCCGGTCGGCCTTACCGCCGATCGAGTAGCCGCGCAGTTTCCCGGCCTTCACCATCTCCCACGCCCACGGCTCCCACACGACGCCGAGGAACACCGTGTTCGCCGGGTAGGTCAGTTTCCGACCGTCCATCTCCGCGCCGAACATCGGCACCGTGACCTCGTAGGGCCACGCGAGTACCTCGACCCACTCGCCCGCGACCACGGAGCGGTTGTGCTGAAGCCGGATCCCACGGTCACCCGCGCGGACGTACTCCCAGACTGCGCTCTGCAACTCGTCCGGATCAGTCCACTCGCCGTGAGCGTCCACCATGTTCGGGACATACATAGGGCCCATCGTGTAGCGGCGCTCGTCGGCCTTCTGCACGAACGCAGCCGACTTCCCGAGCGACATCTCCTCGGGCTCTGCCTCGGGGCTCTCGCCCACGAGATGCTCGGGGATGATCCACAACTTGCACGCGCCCTCCGGTTCCACGGGCATCGACAGGATCTCGCAGCCGCCGCCGCCCTCGAAGTACACGCAGTTCGCGCACTTCATGCCCTTCTCAGCGAACACGTTCTCCGCCGCCGGGATGTAGTGAGCACCCTCCGCACCGACACCGCCGTCCCACGGTCCGAACGCCTCCGCGATCATCTCGTAGGCGTCGTACATGACCTGCTGGCGCGGCGACAGGGCGTCCTCGGGGTCGTAGGTGCCTTCGGCCTCGGCCTTCTCGATGCGCTGCCACAGACCGTTCACCCACGAGCGACCGGCGTCTCCGCCCCAGGCGTCCCAGGCCACGCGGCCCGGAGACGGGAACCCGTCCTCACCGGAGGAGAAGCCCTCGGCCTGCCGATCGACCTCGTGGCGGGCGAAGTACGAGCGCATCCGCCCGATCGTCTCCCGCGACACGGCGTCACCGCGGGCGAGTTGCGCGGCACGGGCCCGGCCTACGTCGGTGAAGTTCGCCCCGGCCTTCCCGTCCTTGATCCAGTCGAGCGCACGTCGAGCGGCCTCACGCACGCCCTGCGGCGGCGAGTAGGTCTCGGCCTTCAGGACGGCGGGCGGCTGGTCACCCTCGTCGTGGACTGAGCGCCACGCCGCGAGGATGCGGCGCTTCACACCCGGCAGATCCTCGGCAGGGATCTCGACACGGTTCCCGCGGAACCCGCCGGGCCCGAGTGCAGCGACAGCGCGGCCCACCTGAGCAGCGGTCACCTTCTCGTCGGGCGAGTCCCACAGGCGCAGTTTCCACGTCGAGGGTCGCTCGGGATCGGGGACGTACGCGAACGCCTCCGCCGGGTACTGCTCCCCGTCCTCGGTCTTCATCGGTGCGGCCTTCCGTAGGTCAGAGATCCGGCGCAGCGTGGACGCCTTATGCCCGACGACGACCTCGGTCTCCCGCCAGCCCTCCGGGCCCCGCTCCCACACACGGATCGCCACCGCAGGGTTACCGGGCTCGGCTCGCACGCTGAAGTCTGAGTCCGGCACACCGAACACGCCCTCGGTCATGACGTGCTCGACACGTCCACGGGCGGTACCGCCGGACGAGTTCCACGACACGAAGTCGCCGACCTTCACGTCCGCAGCGGCCTTCGTGTAGCCGAGACCTGAGCACGCGCCCTTCTCGGGCTCTCCGCCTCCGCACATCACGCAGCGCACACGCCCGTCGCGGGTGACATACCGGGACGGCTTGAACGGGTGCGGGTCTTTCGCGCCCTTGCGCTTCTTATTCCTGGCGATGAGACGGTTCTCGATCTCGAAGGAGTAGCCCTTCCGCAGCGCGAGGGCATCCATGACACGGCCTCGTAGCCTGTCGAGCACCTCGTACTCGGTCTCGTCGTCGTACTCGGGCTCCTCGTCGTACTCAGTCTCGATCCCGGCGAGAGAGGCGAACTGCTCCTCGGGGTCATCGGTCGGCTCACACGGCAGCACCCGGATCTCGTAGCCGCGGGGCCCGAGGACCGACGCCACGTCAGCGAGCGGCACACCGGCCTCCCACGCCTGCCTCAGCGCCGCTACGACCTCGACAGGGAGATCCTCACCGTAGGACTCGGGGTCGGTCGAGAGGCCCTGAGCGCGGTCGAGGATGAGCGCCTCGACCTCGGAGCACTCGACAGCACCGCCGCGGCCCGCGATAGCCGCGGTGATCTCGTGGTGCGCCACCTTCTCGGCGTCGCTCGCGGTGGTCGCGTGGTAGCGGGTATGCCAAGACGAGTGCGCGGCGTCGAGCCGGTCAAGCGTCAGGGTCGAGATCACAGACATGCGGGCCTCCTCATGGCATTGTGCCAGTAACCGGGGGTGATCTATCACTAACGCCGGGTCAGCGAGGCCAGGGCCAATCGCGGGGCATCATGTTGTCAGGCATCTCGCGGACGCCCTCCTCCGGCTCCTCGGGGATCTGCGAGGCAGGCGAAGCAAGCGGAAGCCCCTCCGCACGCTCGGCAGCGTTCTCGGCGACCGTGACATACCCGCCGCCGCCGACCGGAAGCACGAGGAGTTCGTCAGGTGAGACCTCCTCGATCCATGACACACCGTCTTCGGGGCTCATACCGCTATCTTACTCCTACCGGGGTTAGGGCAGTCAGGGTCGAACTCGGCAGCCGACGCTTCGCGAAGATCGCCACGTTAGAAGCCGAGGGTGCCTTCGTCGGGCTCTGATCCACGACCGTCGCCTCGACCACGATCTCGCCGTTGTTTCTCTTGTACACCTTGTCCACGCGCAGCGTCGTACCCGCACCGAGCAGGAGTTCACCCTCACGGTGACCGAAGGACGAGTGCGCTCCCTCGCCGAGGTACGCGCCCTTAGTGCCGCGCGGAGCGCGGATCACGAACAGGACACCGCCGGAGAAGCCCTGCGCCGTGCTCGGGTTCAGCGACGTAGACATCACCGAGTGGTCATGCACGAGGTCGCCAGGTTGTAGGGACGCGTAGGCGTCGCGGGAAGTCCCGGCGACTTGGATACCACGGAACAGGGTCAGATCCTCCGGCAGCGTTGACCTGTTGATCGCCTGCACGGTCGCCTTCAGTCCGGGGGACATCTTGCCAGGGTCGGTAGATCCTCCGTTACGCATCACCCGGTTCCATGTGCGGAACGACGAGCCCGTGTACCGGGAGAGACCGCTGATCTCGGTGCTCTTCAGTCCTCGACGCCACGCGTCGAACGCCTGCTGTCCCCACGAGCGCCAGTCCGCGGAGCCCGAGAAGTCGTGCGTGCCCGATAGGTTCAGCGGGAAGTCGGCCTGCTGCGTGAGCGAGTCGGTGTAGGTGGTGCTGCCCGTCGTGACGCCGGTCTTCGTCGCGGGTGACAACTGATCCCACGGAATCTTCTTTCCGCCAGGGATGACGACGAACTTCCCAAGCGGGTCGATGCTCTGGATCTCGTATTTCGTGCTCCCGACGTAGACGACGGTGCCCGCCTGGACCGGCTGCACATCATCGGGCGACGACGTGAACTTCTTCCCCGTCTTCGACTCGATGACGAACGAACCGTCTGGCTTGATCTCCACGACCTTGTACGAGTTCGCAGGAAACTTCTTCGAGGACACGATGAAGCCGACCTGCGGCTTGAACGGGCGAGCCGAAGCGAACGGGGAGATGCCCGCGTTGCCGGTCGCGATGTAGTCGAAGTCCACCTTCGACCACACGCTCGCGCTCGTGTATCCATCTGGGTAGATGAAGGTCACGTTCCACGATCCGTCACCGTTGTCTGCGGTGAGTTCGATCACCACCGCGTCCTTCTTGTACTTGTCACCGAGCAACGGGTTCTTCGGGTCCGGAGTGTGCGAGGAATCCAAGACCGCGGGCGGCGGCGTCGGGATGTCGGAGTCGAGGGCCTTCACCTTGTAGTTCGGACCCGCCTTCGAAGCCTGCCAAGTCTTGAACGTCGCGGCGTCCATCCAATCGCCCGACCCCATCGGCGTGTCGCCGTTGTACGTCAGAATCTTCACCTTGCCGCCGGACTTCTCCGCCACGAGGAACTGATACTTCGTAGCGCCGACCTTGCCTTCGAGCAGCAAGCCCGGCTCCACCGCGTCGAAGTCGAGGGTGTCCAGCGTTTCCCCGACCTGCGGCTTCCCGGTCGCGATCGACTTCGGCGGGTACTTCGCTTCGAGCGACTTCAAGCGGGCCTCTAGCAGATCCGCGAGGACACCGAGATCCGGCTTCAGCGGAAGCGGCAGCCCGTAAAGTTGCGCTTCCTTCCACGTCGCCTCGTACAGGTCGTCCACGATCTTCTTCGTGCCCCCGGCTTCGTCCACCGTCTTCCGTAGCAGCGCGACCTGATCGGCGAGGTCGAGGTCGTCCACGGACTTGACTCCGGCCTTCGTGAGCACCTGCTTGTAGTACTGGTTCTGCGTGAAGAACGCCCCAAGATCGACCTCGTGCAGGTCGGTCGGATCCTTCACCTTCAGGTTGCCCTGCGCCCGGAACAGAAGCGAGCCGCCCGCGTCGATGCGTGCGATCGTGCCGTCCGCCAGGACGACGATGTTGTCGAGGCCGGTGCCCACGGCGTCGAAGTTCGCGAGCCAAGCATCGGCGGCGAACCCGTCCACCGTCTTCTTCGCGCGAGCCGCGGTGAGCCCGAGAGATCCCACGGTGCCCTGGTTGTCGATGATCTCTGTCGCGATGAGCACCTTCTCCTTGCCCGTGTCAGGATCGGTCCACGTCGAAAGCGTGGTCCGCGGAGCCTTCACACCCGCGGCTGCGTACAGGCGGTTAGCCAGCATCTCTTGGAAAGCCTGATCCGGGTTCGCGTACGCCTTGACGTAATACTTCTTCCCGTCCTTACCTGTCCAGAATCCGCCGGGCTTGCCGGTGTTCGAGCCCGTGGGTCCGCCTGTCTGCGTGCCGAGGAGATCGAAGGAGTCCGTGAACGGCGGGAGGTAGTCGCCCTCGGTGGGCTTCAGCGTGCCGTTCGGGTTCGTCGTAGGGGTCGGGTCGGGCACCGTGACAGGAGCAGCGTCCGGGGTCTTCGGCGGTGCGACCGTCACCGTGTCCGGCGTCGTCTTCATCGTCGCCGACGCGGGGATCATCGAGCCGTCGCCGAACGTCGTCTGCGTGCCGTCCGTGAACTTGACGATGTTCCCGTCGATCTGGTGAACCTGCTTGACCTCGCCCTGGTAGTACATGAGCGAGCCCGTGGGCATCCCGAGGCACTCCTCCGGGCCGATGATCTTCTCCGTGTACTTCGGGTTCCCGTCCGCGTCCACGCCGATCGCGTACTTCACCTTCACGAAGCCGTTCGGCAGGATGTCGATGATCTCGCCCGTGCCGCCGTTGCCGTCCTTCAGCGCCGTGTAGCGCCACAGTTTCGGCTGCCACATCGTCGGGTTCGGGTCTCCGCCTGCGATGACGCTCGGGCCCGGGGGCTTCGCTGACGGGCCGAGGGTGCCGAGGACGTGCTGCGTCTTCTCCGGGCCCGGCACGATCGCGAACGCCGTCTTGCCGGATTGCGCGTCGATGTCGATCTCGAACTTTTTCTTCGCTCCCGGCGAGTAGTACAGGATCCCGCCGTTCGGGCCGGTGCCGAGCACCGTGTAGCCCTCGGCGTTCTTCTGCTTCGACGTGTACAGGATGTCGCCGGGATGAACCTGAGACGCCTTCGTGATCGGGATCGCCCCGGCGGGTGCGAGCGGTGGCAGAGGCGCGTCAGGTGTGCCGGAGAAAGCCTGCGCCTTCGCGATCTTGATCGGCCCGGGTACGAGCCCGAACTTCTTCCCCTTCGCTGCCTGCGCCGCGAAGGATAGGTCGTATGTCGAGCCCTTCGAGCCCGACGACTTCACCTTCAGGGTGCCGGGCTTCGCGCCGGGGCCGATGACTTGCAGACCGGACTCTCCGCCCGTGGAACCGTCGAAGTAGATCACGTCGCCCGGATCGACTTCCTCGATCTTGTCCACGGGCACCGCGTTCTCCGGTGCCGAGCCGGGTAGGCCCGAGCACACCGTCAGCGACTTGATGACTCGCAGGTTCACGGGGAAGCGGCGTCCGCAGTTGCCGGGGCAGAGGTCGCAGCGGGTGCCCGCGAACGTCTGCCCGTCGTCCTCCCAGCCTTCGCCCTTGCCGAGTTCCCCGTTGTCGGTGATGCCCTTATCGGGGGGCAGGATCACGGCGGTGCAGCGGCAGTTCGGGTGGAGCGGCGGCATCATCGCGCCGTTCGAGAACGGCTGATCCCACTTCGCGCGGATCCCGTTGTAAGGCAGACAATGCACGCACGGGGGGCCGTAGCGGGACATGCCCGGGGCGGTGCGCCACTCCTTCACCGAGTCCGGGTCGATGAGTCCTTCGTTCACGCCCTCCTGCCACGCGAGATACCTGCCCTGGTTCGATGCGGCGAGGATCTCGGTGCGGGCGATCGTGGTCGCGCGGGACTGAAGGAGCCGCTGACGGTAGGAGTCGGCGAGCGCGTCCGCGCGGGAGGCTGCCACGGCAGGGCTCAGACCCGCCTTGATGAGCGACTCGTAGGTGCGCTGCCGAGAGTTCATCACGGCCTGCGCGTAGCGGTCATGCAAGCCCACGACTTGCTTGATGCGGGCAGCGGTCGCGTCCACGGTGATGCCGTCGCGCAGGGCTTCGGTGATCATGTTCCGCACGAGCCCGCGCTGCTGGTCCGTGATCTCTACGATGAGTTGACCGGCGCGACGCTGCGCCCACGCGATCGCTCGCGGGTCGGTCATCTCGAACGCGCCCGTAAGGTTCAGGCCCGGCCCGAGGTTCGTCGCCCCGGCGGAGGCGACCACTTCAGCCGCGAGGGTCTCCGGTAGCCCTTCGAGGGCCCCGGTCATCTTGTCCCAGCCGAGTCCCCGCACCACGGCGTCAGCGTCGCGGCGAATAATCGCCGACACCACGGCAGCCGAGCCCGCCGCACCGATGACGTACGACCACGAGCCGAGAAGCATCTCGACCAGCGACATCTCCGCCGGAGTAAGCGAGGACGCCTCGTCCCGGTTCACGGGATCGTCCCACGTCCCGGCCTTGCGGACGACGAGCACGGGGCCTCCTAGACCAGCGGCGAGGTCGGGGCCTCGGTCTCAGCGGGCGGCAGACCCGCCACGCCGCGGAGGTAGTCTTCCAGGCGCACGTCAGGAGTCAGCGCACCCGCCCCGGCGAGTTTCTGCACGAAGTCGCCGAGTTCGGCGAGATCCACATGCGCCACCTCTCCGTAGGCAAGCGTCGGAGGCGTCTCCACGTCGATCGCGTTCAGTTGGAGCAGGCGCGGGATCGCGTGCGTGTTCACGACCTCGGCGATCGACTTAGCGATCGCGTCCACCGCCATAGTCCACAGATCCATCTTCGAGGAGCCGAGAGAGAAAGATCCGACGCGCTCGTGACCGAGCAGAATGAAGTCCGCGAGCACGGACATCGCGATCCGCTGGTCGTAGCGGGTGATCACCTTGTCGGTGTCGAACTGGCGCTGTCCGCCCGTGGATAGGAGCGTGAGGTCGAACAGTTTATGTCCGGACTCGTCGTAGACCGTGGGGAATACGACGCCCTCCTGCTCATTCCGCTTGATCGAGGTAACGATCTGCTGGATCGCGGCGAGCACCTGCTGCTGGTCCGACGTCGCGTTCGAGGACAGGTACTCCGGGGGAACGTACGCGACCGGCAGACCGGCGAGGTCACGCTCGATGCCCACGGCCTCGATCTCCTCGATGCGCCGCTTGAAGTACCACGGGCGGTAGGCGTTGCGGAGCAGGGAGCGGCCCTCGGGGTTGCCCTTCGCTGTCGTCGTGCGGAACAGGAGCGCCTTGTCGATCGGGATCGTCACGGCCCCGTAACCGCCGGAGGGATCGACTTGGATGAGGCCCTGGATGCCGCCTGCGCGGTCGAACTGCCACATCCACAGGGTGTCCTGCGACCGGATAGGCCACTTCCGCCACCCGATGCGCCCGTCCGTGAACCGGGAACGCTTCGCCGGATCTTTCTGCGCGGGCCCGAGGCGGCGCTTGTAGACGATCTCGTGGTACGACCACCCGTAAGTCAGCATCGACAGGACCGCGGACAACGTGGCGTCCCAGGAGTCGCTCATGTCGTCCATGCACTCCTGCACGAACTTAGCGACCTCGGTGTCTGCTTCGTCCTCCGAGGCGGCGTCGATGCGCCACTCCAAGCGGGAGATGACCTTCTCGATCGCGAACAGGATCGACCCCACGACGGGATCGTTGTCGCTCATGTCGCGGTAGACCCTCACGCCCCGGGTGCCGTGAAGGTTCGAGAGGAACTCGTCGATGATCGCGCCGCCGGAGCGACGCAGACCTGTCGTGCCGAGTTCCGTTAGGTCCGGTGCCATGCGCCTACCTTCCGGGGTTGGAGCCGTTCAGGGTGGAGGTCACGATCTGCCCGACGAGGTAGAGCGCCTCCTCCGCGGTGAACCCGGCCTCCGTGAACGCGAGATAGAGTTCGTGGGTCGCGGTCGCGGCCTGCATGAGGGGTCCGAAGTCTGGCCCGTGCGGTTCCGCGTCCACGTCCGTAGTGTACCGGGGGTAGCGGTTCTCCTACCCCGGGTTCAGCGTCGAGGGCCCCGGGGGCGTTCTAGCCACATGATGTAGTCACCGTCTTCGTCGTCTTCGTCGTCGGCGAAAACGTCGAGCGGATCGAAGTGGCGTAGGCGCTCGCCCATAGAGCGGAGCGCCCACGCCACGACGAGAGCGCAGGCAAGGAACGCGACCGAGCCGAGACAGATGTAACCGATGACCTGCGCCACGGTGCCCACCTGACTACTCGATGAAGCCGAGGCAGACGCACTCGTACGTCTCATCCTCGCCCGGTGCGGGGTGCTTGCAACCGAGGGCGGGGTGATGCTCCTCGATCTGGTGGCGGCACTCGCGGCAGACCTCTATGACCTGCGTGCCTTCGGTTCCTTCGATGAGGATCGGCATGGGTTTCCTCCCTCCTGCGTCTCGGGGTTTCCTAGAACGGCGGGATGTCGTCCGCGGGGGCGTCCCACGGGTTGTCGGCGGGCTTCGGGGATCCGCCGCTGCGCTCCATGCGCTCGGAGCGGGCGGGGTGCCACTTCAGGGACACGGCTACGTCGGTGGCGGTCACCTCGACGCGGCTGCGCTGCTGGCCTTCCTTGTCGGTCCACGAGTTCGTGGCGGCGTATCCGGTGACCGTGACCGTGGTGCCCTTTACGAGTGACTCGGCGACGTTCTCCCCGAGCCTGTCCCAAGCGGTGACGGGCCACGCTGTCACATCGCTGTCCTCCCACTCCCCGGAGGGAGTCTTCTTGCGGCGGGAGGTCATGACGGTGAACTTCACGACGGCTTTCCCTGCGGATGTGAACCGCAGTTCGGGGTCGGCGGCGAGGTTGCCGGTGAATGAGATCGGTGCGGACATGCTGGCGTGTTTCCTCTCGGTGTTAGGCGACGTGGTTTCGTGATGCCCGGTAGGCCCGCTTCTGCGCGGCTTCCCGGGACGGTGAGGCGACCTCGAACGTGGACACGATCGGGATCGGGATGATGTCGCGCTCGCGGCGCAGGCGCTGGCGTTCTCTCGGTGACGTGCCGCCCCATACTCCTTCGACGTTCACGCGCAGGGCGTATTCGAGGCAGGGCTCTCGCCACTCACAGATCGAGCAGACACGCTTCGCGGCGGTGTACTGACCGTCCTCGGCGAAGAAGGCCTCGGGGTCGGTTTCGGCGCACGGCTGCGTGCCGTCGAACCGTGGGGCGGGGGGCAGGTTGCGTGTCATCGTGGCTCCTAGAACAGTTGCGGGTCGAGGGATCGGGGTCGAAGGAGGGACGCGATCGAGCGTCCGTTGCGCCACACGGTCCCGGCTGCCACGCCGTCGTAATACGACGTGGACGGCTTCACGACCTGGCGGCAGAGAGCGGTGACGGGGCATCGCTTGCAGTAGTCGAGGGCCTCGTAGATGTGGGGGCCCTCGGTCTGGTCGAAGATCCACGGGTTCGCGTCGGAGCAGGCGGCGTCTCGGGCGAGTCGCGCGACTGCGTAGCGCGGCGGGCGTGCGGGCACGAGGCCAGCGTATCTAACCCGGGGTAGGTCGCACAACCCCGGTAAGGGTGTCCGCGTCGGAACCGTATCGGGCCTTCTGCGAGGGCGTACGGCTCCGCTCACGAGCGAGGGTAGTCAGATCCCCGTACCGCTCCGATCGGAGGTCTACGGGGCTCCTACGGCCCGGGAACCGCTCGTCCAGCACCGCAGACAGGTCGCGACCGTCAGTCGTCTTCGTCGTCTTCCCACTCGTCGTCATCGAGTTCTTCCTCGTCCAGGGCGTGCTGCAACAGGCCCTGGTGACGCCACGGCGGGTTCCTGTCGTCGCGCTCGACGTGGGTCCAATAGTCCCCGTCCGCGTCCAACCACTCGGAGATCACGATCCACCCGGTGCAAAGGGCTCCGCCCTTGAACGCGTTCTTGCGGATCTCGGCGAGGACATGCTCGATCGTGGGCGACTCGGGGGGCTGATCCGCGGGGTCCACGCCTCCAAGAGTAGGGGGTCACGAAGGCTCCTCACCGGGGGTTGGTCGAGTGATCTCGGCGATCTTCAGGGCGGCGGCGGTGCCGTCACGCATCGGTCCTCCTCAGTACCCCGAGGAGCCTATCGACCACGGACTCGTGGGCCCGCAGGGTCGTGAGCGTCTCGGCGATCTCGTCCTCCGGCGGGGCCGGGAGAGGCGGTAGTGCGATCGAGGTCGGCTGCCCGTACTCGAAGCGGTGACAGGGGCAGACCACGCGCCGGTAGGGCGACAGGGCCGCGCGGACGGGCGTGCAGCACCCGTAGATCGCGAAGTCGCTGCCGTGCTGCCCGAGGACGTGTCCGCAGTTCCGGCATATGGCGTCGCGGCAGGGCCACGGCTTCAGGCAGGAGGCGCAGAAGTCGCGGATCCCGGGGGGCGCTACGTCGAGGCCGGGTCGGTGCTCCACGATCCCCTCCTTTCGATCCGCTCGATCGCATCCGTGAGCGTGTTCCACGGCAGGGATCCGCCGGGGTAGCGGTTCCGCTCGGCGACGAGATCACGGACGATCCCCTCACGCTCGAACCTCGTGCTCATCCAGTACCGCTCGGCCCCGAGGGCGTCGGACAGGGCGTCGAGGGCGACCCTCGCCTGCGCCTCGGGCGTAGAAGGCGACCGCCGCCGCAGCGCGTCGGCTACGACGGCGGTCAGGTCCGCGATGCTCACTCGGGGAGACCGTTAGCGAGCAGGATCCGGGTCTCGTAGGCGGTCTGCCCGATGCCCGCGAACTCGCGAACGATCATCCGGTAACGGTTCACGGCCTCGGCGTGACCCTGCGCTCCGCGGCGCTCCGCGGTGGCGATGCAGGCGGCTAGGTACATGCCGAGCGCGTCGAGGATGCCCTCGGCGTTGTCGCTCGTGGCGATCGCGGCGGCGAGGGAGTCGCGTGCTCCTTGGCGCTGCTCCTCGGTGACGGTGACGGGGTGGAAGGTGATGCTCATGGTGTGGCTCCTTAGATGTGAAGGGCGGTACGGGCGATCGTGACGGCGAGTCGTCCGTAGTGGCGGGTGATGAGGCTGACTGCCTCGCGTGCGGTTGTCATCGGTGGCTCCTTTCTGACAGACCCGAGCCTAGACCTAACCGGGGTTAGGCGTCAAGGGGTAGGGGTCGGGACAGAGGAACGCGGTGGATCGACCCGATCGAGTCTTCCCACTCCTCCTCGTAGTACGGGGTGCCGGACGGCTCGACCGTCAGGGGCGTCGAGGACGGGCCGAACGGGGCAGGGCCCGAGGGCAGCGGATCCTCCGGGTACGAGGCGCGGCCCCGCCACGGCTCGAACGGCAGAGGCTCGTCTTCGAGACGGTGCAGCACGGCCCACACCGAGTGATAGACGTGGGACCGCTCCGGACCGATACGCTGCGACACGGCGGACTTGAAGTTGTCGTAGTCGATGTCCTCGGCTGCCGTGGCGACGTAGTGCGCCCAATGCGACACGTTCAGGGTCACACGGCAGGGGTAGTCCGCTTTCGGTGTCTCCTCGATGAGGTCGTGGGGGCGGACGCCGGGGATCGTCTTCTCTATGAGGCGCACGAGGTCGTCGTAGTCGCGTGCTCGGACGATCATGAGTTGGGGGTGCTGGCGGTGCTGGACGGCTGAGTAGAACCCGTCGATGGTCATGATCCACATGAGGTGGCTCCTTCGGTTGTCGGTGCGGTGGAAGTCCGGCGGGGGCAGCGAGTCGGGGGTGTCGCATGGCCCCCGCCGGGGATCGGGGTGGGGTTACCTCCGGATCAGGGGTAACCCCGGTTAGGGATCGTAGTCCTAGAAGTGCGGGTCGCGGTAGTCCTTCGCGTAGCCGACCACGAGGCTGCCGTAATCGTTGCCCTTCTCCACGAACCGGGGCTGCTGCTGCTCCCAGCATGGGAAGCAGTCGGCGGGGTCGGTGTCGAACTGGCTCGGCGTGCGGTCGGGGCGGTGCTGCCAGCATGTCGCGGGTCCGCGGCGCTCCCGGCGGGTGAACGTCTCGACGCCGTAGACGTAGGTCGGTTGCTCGCCCGTGAAGTCCCACTCGACCTCGGGGCGGACGCTGCCGTCGTAGTTGCGGTGGATTGCGTGGATCGCGGACACCTGACCCTTCTTCGCGCCGGACTTGTAGCGGTCCACGGCGACGATGAGCATCGCGTAGGAGTCGCTGCCGATGTACAGGGTCGCGGGTGCTCCGGGCTCGTAGGAGGCGTTGCGGCGTGCGGCCTGACGCTGCTCCCAGGGCCAATCATTCGAGTTGTAGGCGAGGTAGTCCTTCGACGCCTTGTGCGCGGCGACGATGCGCTCGTCCCACGGGCCGGTGAGGCGGCGGGGATCTGTCGATGCTGCGGTGTTCATGGTGGCTCCTCAGTTACTCGTGCGGGTGTAGGTGTCGTAGGTGCGCCAGAGGACGGTGACGATCGCGCCGTCCTCGGTGTAGCAGACCGCGATGCGGTCGCTGGTTGCGATGCGTCGTCCGGGGTAGCGGTCGTCGCAGGGGTAGTCGATGACGGGGCGGGCGATGACCGCGCGAACCTCGTCGGCGGTCACCCCCATCTCGGTCATGCGCTGAAGCGCGTGGAAAGTGATCCGCGGGCTCACGAGAGATCCGCGGGGGTCGGGTCGATGTAGCCGAGGTTCTCGTCCCACTCGCGGGTCTCGACCACGCGGTGCTGCTTGATGTTCGCCTGCCACTCCTCTAGCGGGATCTCGGTGCGGTCGAGGAGTTCGATCATGACCTGCCCGGTCTCGGTGCGGCGGGCTCGGCGGTAGGGGGTGCGGTACACGGTGGCTCCGTTCTGTCGGTGGTGCTCGATGGGGCAACTCTACCTAACCGGGGTTAGGTCTGTCAAGGGGGCGGGGCAGGGAGCCCCGAGGGCGTGTCCCCCGGGGCCGCATCGAGCAGACCGAGCACATCACGGACAGCCTTCGCGTAACCCCGCCCGAAGTCCCGCGAACCCGTCGCAGACTCCTCGGGCAGGGCCGCGATCGCAGCCCGCATCCACTCCACGGTCCCGCTCATCCCTACCTCCTCCAATAGATCAGCCTTGCTAGCAGTAGGCACCGACGCTCGTGCCTGTCCATCCAGCGATCCGCGCCCCACCCGGTCAGGCGAGTAGCGGACTCCCCGCAGATGCACGAGATCCGTGTCACGGGGCCACGGCCCGGCGCTGAATCCGCGAGAGCCGCAGGTACGACTCGTGGCGCGACCGACACGGCTTGCACTTCGGGGTCGTGCCAAGCCTGCCCCCACGGTTCGGGGTGAACTCGGTCAGCGGCTTGTCCACGCCGCAGGCGTTGCACACCTTCGAGATCGCGATCGTGGTCTCCACGGCGGTCAGTTCTCCGGCAGGACGATCGGCTGACCGGCGGTGTACTGCTGGTCGATCAGGGCGTACAGGGCGCGGCGCTCGGTCGTGGCGATGTCGGCGAGTTCGGCGCGGTACTTCCAGCGCAGGACGTAGTAGGCGCGGCGGCTAGCGAGACGGTTCGCGACCTTCCGGGCGGCACGCTGCTCGTCCGAGAGGCGGGGGCGTCCCTGCCGCTTGATCTGCGGGGTCGTCCCGGTCTCCTTCGCGGCGAGCATGATCTGGTACGGGGTCATGGACATGGCGGGGCTCCTAACGGTTTCCTGACAGGCTCGTCAGCACGGGTACTCACCCGCGGACCCCCCGGTCGGGGGGTTTCGCCCTGGTCGTGCCTCCTCACTAGGAGAAGGCGTCGGAAGGTGCGGGGAACAGTATCTAACCCCGGTTAGGTCTGTCAAGGGGGTGTCGGGATCGGCGTGTCAGACCTCCGGCTAGGGCCTAGGCGGCGGGCCGCATCCGGCGGGCGACGTGGACCGTCCGAACCCGGTCGAGGCGGAAGGCCCGGTACTGCCCGTTCGGGCCTACGCAGTCGATCCACGAGGTCGTGGGGGTGACGACGTAGCGCAGGAACCGGAAGCGGCCCCGCTCACCACGGATCCGGAACTCGACGCCGGGCCGCAGGTATCGGCCTCCGGGTGCGGCGACCTCGGTGAGGCGCTGCCAATCGGGGTGTGCGGGGGTCGGGTGGTACTTCTTCCGAGCGATCATCGGTGGCTCCTCTCGTGTGCTCGTACCCCTATTCTACTAACCGGGGTTTAGCGAGCATCGAGTTTCGAGCCCGATCTATGAGGCAGAACAGCCGCGACACGCCGCGACTTGACAGCGTTATCGAGGTTTACGCGCAGACCGCTCCGGAGCCGTGTAGTGCTGACGTGCGTAGTGCATCTTCCACAGAGCAGTCGGATCCACGCCGTCGCCCACGGCACCGCAGATCCGACAAGTGAACGAACCCACCGCGGTCAGAGTTTCCAGTCATTCGTCTGCGTGAACCCGATCGGCGCGACCGTGGGGATCGAGCGGCCCGGCGGCTCGTACACGGCGAGGAGCATCGCGTCCGCACGGTCAGGCGATCCGACGCCGCGGCGCTTCATGTCCTTCTTCGACTCGATCACGATGCGGCCCGATGAGTCCGACCGGTACGTCGGTCCCGACAGTTGCGATAGCCCACGGCGGTCGGTGTCGATGCGGAGACGCTGCGCCCCATCGGCGGCGGGCTGAAGCATCTGGCGGGCGTTCCACCACATCTCGGCCCGCTGGTTCGCGAACTTCGTCGGCTCGCCGGACTTCTCGGCGACGTTCACGGCGATGATGTCGGCGGCGTGCATCTGCTCGTCCCGCCACCGTTGCAGCACCGATACCACGGCCCAGCCGACACCGATCGAGTCCACCTTGACACGGACAGGGCTCGACACCTGGCGGGCCTGCTGCTCGGCTTCGGCCTGCCGGATCTTCTCCAACACGACCCCAGCGACATCCACGGCGTTCGCGTTCGCCTGCCCCGAGGAGCGATGCCACACCGACACGGTGCCCCGGTCATAGGCAGCGATGACGAACTCGTCCCCACCGTCTGAGGCCACGTCCACGCCGAGGCGGATCGTGTCGTCGGTGTCGGGCTCGGCGTTGTCGAGGGCCTGCTCCGCCCAATGCAGGGGGATGACCTTGTTCGCGGTCTGCCGCGGGAAGCGGGCGTGGACGCGGGCCTCCACGAACGCGGAGTCCTCACCGAACTCCTGCATAACGTCCTCGACCCACTCGCGATCCACGAGGTGCGATGCCACCGAGTGCTTGGGCACCTCGGGCGGGCAGGCATGACAGATCCCGGCGTCCTCCCCGGTCCAGTTAGGTGTCGCCTCGACGGGGATCGGGATGACGTTGTACAGAGGCGACTCGCACGCCTGCTCGAACCACGTCCCCTCCGCGTCCACCGGAGGGTTCCCGAGGACGAGGAGGCGCGTATGCCCGCCTGTCATGAGGGCCTCTAATGCGCGTCCGAGGATCGGGGAGATGCCGCCCGCCTCGTCTACGACGATCAGGAGATGCGGGGCGTGGATACCTTGCACGGCGGTCTCGTCGTGGTCGGCGGGGCTGAACCCGTCCGCAACCGTCTCACCCGCGATCTTCCACTCCACGAGGTTCGTCTCACCCGGCAGATCGTGGCGGGCGATGACCCGGCGCAGGTGAGGCCACAGGACGTTCTTCACCTGCCGGAACGTCGAGGCCGTGGTCACGACTCGGGCGGTCCCGGGGGGATGCACGGTGCCCCACCACGCGATCACGCGGGAGGCGACGTGAGACTTGCCGGGCGCGTGACAGGCAGGGACCACGGTGCGCTTGTTGTCCCGTACGGACTCCATGATCTCCCGCTGCTTCGACCAGACGGTCTCGTGCAGCACGTCCCGGGTGAAGCCCACGGGGTCGTCGGCGTAGCGGGACCACAGGGCAGACGTACCGGCCTTCGACAAGGCCGCGACAGCGACAGCCCGCTCCTCGGGCGAGAGGGCCTCTAGGGCTTTCCTGCGGGCATCCGGGGGCGCTGCGAGGAGAAGCCCGGCGAGCCGGTCACTCACTCGTCTCCCCGGACAGCATCGCGGCGATCTTCGCCTCTACCTCGTCCACCGAGACGGTGAGCCGCACGGGGGTGTCTGTACCTGCGACCTCGACTCGGCGGGCGTACCGCGAAGGCATCCGGCGCTCCAGCCACCACGCTGCGGCCTGCCATGTGCCCCCGGCGGCGGCGTTCTGGATCACGGAGATGTTTCGGATCTCGGCGTCGGCCTGCGCCTTCTTTACGGACTCCCATATCTCCCGGTACGGGGTCTCGTCGGGGTCCGGTTCTGCGCCGTCTGCGATGCGCTCCTCCTCGGTGCGCCCTCGATCCATCCAGCGGTAGAACGTGGTCGTGCCGATGCCGACGTGAGCGGCTGCGCCTTCGTGGGTCGCCCCGGCGCGGATAGCCGCGCATAGGGTCTTCTGGATCTCGGGGTCGAGGAGTTTCGGTCGTCGGCCCTTACGCTTCGGGGTCTCTGACATGTGTTCAGTCTACGGGGGTTAGGGATCGGGCGGGCAGTTCAGGGAGTTCGGGTCGGTGTAGCGGGGGGCGTTGCCACGACGGTTCCCAGGTGGCGAGTTCTTCGTCCTGCGGGCGGTATTCGATGTGCCCGGCGGTGTTCAGGGTGTCGAGCACGTCGAGGATGAGCCGCACGCCCATTGGGGCTAGGCGTTCCCTCCACAGGGTCTCGGGGGTGTCGTCGGGATGGACGTGGCACCAGTCCTGCGCTGCGATCGGCCCGGCGTCCACGGTATCGGTGAGGTGGTACACGGTGCCTCCGGTGATCCTGTCGCGGTCTCGGATCGTCCACCGGATTGCGTCCCTGCCGCGGTGTAACGGGAGGAGGCTCGGGTGGTAGCCGATCGCGTAGGTGCAGCGGAGCCGGGCGACACGGGAGATGAAGGCGTGACTGTGAGCGGATACGAGTACGTCGGTGCTCGGTGGTAGTCGGTCGGCCCGCAGTTCGAGGGCATCGAGCCACGGGACGCCGACAAGACCGGCCCACGCACGGAGGCGGTCGTGGCGGAACCCCTCCTCCGCGGTGCCGTAGGTGTAGTGCAGCCCGTCGTGGGGGGCGGAGAACGCGGGCGAGATGACGAGGGCGAGGTCGTAGCCTGCCTCCCCGATCGCCGCGGCGACGGCCTGCCCGAACGCTCGGGAACCTGAGACGACGACGCGGATGGTCATGCGGGGGTCCGTTCCCCAAGGTAGCGGAAGCCTTGAACGGCCCGCATGTGTCCGCCGAACCCGGCGATTCGGGCCCCGGACTTCTTCATCGACTTCAGGGACGCGGCCTTCGATGCCCCGTACAGGCTCGCGGACACCTGAACCCACTTCGGGTCGCGGCGTAGCGCGGCGCATAGTTGCGGATGCGACGTGTGGAAGATCGTGGTCATGCGGCGCGGCAGCACACCGTCGCCGAGGCGCTGCATCTCGCAGACGTGGTTCAGGAACTTCAGCCCTAGCCCTGCTCCTTGCCATTCGGGCATGACGACCATGCGGCAGGCGCGGGCTTCCACGGACTGCACCGTCTTGCCCCTGTGCTTGACAGGGACGTTGCGGGTCGCGATACCGAGATGCGCGACAGGTTCACCGTCCACGAACGCGACGTACACCTTGCCCGCGAGCATCGGCCCGGCCTCTAGATAGTGATACGGCTTGAAGGTCTCCCATAACTCCCAGCCTCCGAGCCGGATATCGACTTCGATCGGTGAGCGACGTTGATGCCACCCCCAGGCGAACTCGTCCTTGCCGGTGTCGTACACCCAATCGGGTTGCAGCCAGTCGAGCACGTCATAGTGGCACGTCAGGAGCACGGCCTGACCTGCGTCACGTCGCCAGCCCTTAGCGAACGCCTGAGCGCCGATCTTCGCGATCTGCCGATCGACCACGGACGTGAACTCGTCCACGACCACGCGGGCCGGACGCTCGGCGAGGACACGGGCGAGGTCGGCTCGGAACTGTTGCCCCGTCGAAAGGACCGAGTAGGGGCGGAGCCACGCGCGTACCTCACCGAGCCCGACCTGACCTAGGGCCCCGGTCACGGCATCGAAGTCTTCACCCTTCCCGATCACGTCGATGATCGGTGCATCCTTAGGCCACCGGAACTGCGACGCCTTGTACGGTGCGCCGTCCCACAGGGCCTTGCCGATGCTCGACTTCCCCGAGCCGGACGGGCCCACGACCACGCCGATCTGCCACTCCTTCTCCTCGATCGGCAGGTCAGCCACGAGGTCGAACGCGGTCGCGTCCTCACAGTTGAACAGAGACTTGACACGGGCCGCGCGGTACGAGTCGAAGTCGCTCGTGCGATGCGCGATCTCGACCTTCACGTCGTCACGACCTTGCACTTGTAACCGTCATCGAGGAGCCGCTGGTAGGTATCGGCCTGATCCTGCTCGGTGTCGCACATCACGATGACCCCGTACTGCTGGCGGTACTTGTCCTCGACCTCCACGTCATCGAAGTAGTCCGCAGAGTCGGGGATCTCCTCGTCCTCGGCGTGCTCGTGGAGCAGGAGCGCGGCCTCCTCCGGTGTCCAACCGATGTCTTCGAGCATGTCCATGTCCGAGGCGAAGTCGGACAGCATGTCAGCGAGGAGAGCGTCGTCGTAGGAACCGATGTCGCCGAGGCGGTTGTCGGCGAGCGCGAACGCGCGAGCGGTCCAGCGGTCATCGTCCACGAACACGACCGCGATCTTGTCCCAGCCGAGTTCCACGGCGGCGGCGTAGGTGTGGTTGCCTGCGATGATCTCGCCGCGGGCTCCGGTGCCGTCGAGTTTCCGGACCACGATCGGCTTCCGCTGACCGAAGCGGCGCAGCGACTTCGAGATCCGAGACACGTCACCCCGGCGAGGGTTCCCCTCCAAAGGGAGGAGTTCCCCGACCGGGGTGAGGAGAGGTTTCAGAGAGTCGGGAACCTTAGGGGATGCCATGCGGGCATCCTATCCGGGGTTATGGACTCACACGCCTAGAGACGATGCTCGGGGCATATCGCGACGATCGCGGCTGCCACGAGGGCTGCGGCGTCGTCAGAGTCGAGGCCGGAGGACAACGTGACATCCCCGATGTCCTCGACCGAGTAGCCCTCATCGAGAGCACCGCAGATCCCGCGGCCCACGTCGAGAAGCGTCCGCCGGTCGAGGAGGGCGAAGTCCCTACTCTCGGCGTACAGGAGCATGAGGAACTCATCATCGTCACTCATCGCGGGAACGTCCGCGGCCTTGCTCGGAGGTGTCGCGGTGACGGTCACGGTCGTAGCGGCTCCGGGGGTAGCGCACGCGGCGACCGCGACAGGAGCGGCGAGGACAGCGAACAGGCGGCGGTTCACGCAGCCCCCACGGTGAGCACGACGGTTCCGTCGATGTATCGCGTGACATGGTAGTTCACTTCTTCTCCTTCGGGGGGAGGGTCTTGCAGGGGTACAGAGAGAGGCCGGTGCGGAACGGGGCCATGATCCAGTTCTCGTGCTGCCAAGATGACCAGCCGCCGTAGTGTGAGGCGTCGAGGTTGCCTTCAGCGGTCAGACCCCACGGAGCCCAGTAGCGGCCCTTGTTCGTCATGTGCTTGTAGACGATGCGGGACTGCCGTAGCGGGTCGAGCATCGCGGAGCGCGACCACCACGACTTCCCCGAGTGCGCGGAGGTCTGTACCTGCCAATATCCCAGAGCACCTGTGAACCACGGGCTCGACTCGTCTAGGTTCTGGTGCTTCGACTCACGGTAGGTGATAGCCCACGCCTGCTTATGCGCGTAGCCGCGGAACCCGGCCTCGTACAGGATCTTCGCGGCGGTGTCGCGGCACTTCCACGGCTCGGGCTTCTTAGCGGAGCGGGCGTCTAGTACGGACTCCTGAACAGGGGGCGGGGGCGCTGCGTCGGCTACGTCGAGAGACGCGAGAGCGGCGACCGGGAGCAGCGCGAGGGTGATCGCGATGTTCGCGGCGATGCGACCTCGGCGGGTCAGGCGGACGGGTGGGCGGTTCATGCGTACTCCTTCGTCAGGGCTGCGGCGTGATCCGCGGCCTCGGCGGCGTCGTGCGTCTGGAAGCGGTCCTCGTATGAGCCGGTGAAGTCGTCCCACGTCTGCACGATGAAGTCGCAGCGCCACGCGATGATCTGCACGTCGTCATTCCCGAGCAGCAGGTGAAAGTCGGCGGAGCGGCGGGGTAGGTGCTCACGGGCCCACGTCCACGAGGTGTCGGAGGCGTTCAGGGCGTCGGCTACGGGAGCGAGGAGGATCCACGCTGCGGTAGCGATCTCGCGGTGATCGGCGTCGAACGGAGAGCAGTTGGGGCAGGCGCAGTATTCGTTGCAGCGGTCGAACTCGCGGCACTCCGGGGAGGGGCAGGGCATCGGGGCGACGAGGTTCATGGGGCGGTTCATGGTGGCTCCTAACGGTCGGGCGGGGTTGCCTTGACAGATCAACCTTAGCCTAACCCGGGTTAGGAAGTCCAGGCCCTAGGGGGCACGCGGGCGTGTCCAGGCATGTTGCAGCCCTCGTAGGAGGCCGTTACACGGCGGTGTTACAGGTCGCGGATAATCTTGTACACGGCCTGCTCGGAGACGCCCATCGCCTCGGCGATCTCCCGGTACTTCACGCGATGATCCCGCAGCCGGAGCACGATGCGACGGCGACGTTCCCCGAGTCGCTCGATCGAAGCCTGGTGCTCCCGCATCATCTGCGTGAGCATCTGAACCTCATCGAGCCCGTTCAGGTCTCGCTTGTCCATGTCCTCCTCGAAGGTGGCAGCGAGCGGCTCCACCTCGGCGGCGATGGTCATCGTGTCTCCTGGGTATCGTGAGTGCGGACGGTTACTAGGCGGTTTCGGTCGAGCCGGTGACGTACAGGACGAGCGAGTTCTTCCCACGCTGCGGTGTCGCGAACGTGACGAGCCGCAGGTACTCCGACGAGTCGTCCGGAGCGATGCCCGCGTCCACGAGCCCGTCGATCGCGGCTTTCACCGCCGGGGCGCATCCGGCTACGTCCTGCAACCGCCCGCCCTTCTGGTACGGCTCGGCGATCACGGTGAACCACGACAGCGGCGGGATTCGCTGCGAGCGAGCGAGGAGTGTGAACGCCATGCGCCACTCCTTCGTCAGTTTCGCGCGTTCCCAATGGTTGCCCTTCCGCTCGGCGTTCGTCGTCCACGGTCGCGCCGGGTATTCGAGGCGGTAGGTCATGAGCGCCTCCGAGCATCCCGGCATGTGTCCCTCCTGCTCCCCGCAGAGAGCGCAGGGGGGAGATATGTCCACTCGAAGATCCTACCCCGGGTTGTAGACGCCGGAGGCTTCGAGATACACGCGCCGCTTCCGATGTAGCAGCACCGGAGTTTCGAGCGCGTCATCACCCGAGCGCAGGAGGTAGCCGAGGACTCGTGCGTCGTTGCGGTTCGACTCGATCCAGCCGTGGCAGCCCGTAGTGCCGGATCCGCAGAGGTACATGAGGTTCGTAGGCGAGTTGATCTCAGGGTTCCGAGTGCCGCCCATTCCGCGGGGGCGGCGGTGGTGGATCGACCAGTCCCGCGTCGGCTTCTCCCCGCAGACCTCGCACACGCCACCGGCCCGAGCGATCACGAGGGCCCGGGTGTCCTCAGAAGGCCCCGTGGAAGCCCCAGAACGGCCCGTAGGCGGCTTAGAGCCCGGGGTAGGGGTCTTCGGCCCTGCGGAGCGCTTCATGGGCGTACGGCGGGCCGGAGGCCCTGACCGCTTCACGCCTCCACCCGAGTCTTCGAGCGGAGCGCGGCGATCTGCTCACGGATCTCGTCGGGCATCGGAACGCCCGGCACGGTGTCGAGCGCACGGCGTGACGCCTCCCGCTCGGCCTCAGCCCGGCGATGCGCCCGCCACGCCCGGTTGACATGCGCGGGCATAACGGCCTCGGTCGTGTCGGCATAGTGCTTCACCACGGCCCGCTGCGCCCACTCCGGCGACATGTCCGCGTCCAGGGCACCGGCCCACGCAAGCGAGCGGGCCTCGGCGTCCTCCGGCGTCGGCGGGCGCAGTCGCGGGTCGAATGTTCCCGCCACGGCGAGCAGCCGAGCCGCATCCGCGGGGGTCATGCCCTAATCTCTTTCAGCGCCGAGGCCGCGAGAGCGGCCTCACTCCTGTCGAGCCGATCGGCAGCCTCGACGTACATCCGAGTCCCCGACGCCTTCGCCTGCGGCCCACCGTTCACCGCGAGGATCCGCGTCAGCGCCGAGGGCAGATTCGGATGACCGAAGCGAGCAGCCTCCTGAGCGGCAGCGATGACGATCTCGGGATCCCGATGCTCCTGAGTCAGCATGATCCGCGCGTCCCGTCCGATCCGGGCGAGTGCCTGCCTCGGAGGCTCCGCACCGTGGACCGCTCGGAACTCGTCCGTGAAGGCAGCGACGACGGTCCCGGCGTTCGCCTGCTCCGCGACCGCAGGGAGCGGGATAAGTATTTCGGTTTCTATTGACGGTTCTACTGACGGTTCGGGTGACATAGGCGTCACCCCGTCAGCGACACGGGCGTCACCCCGTGGCGTCACGGATGTCACCCCGTCAGCCGCTCGGGGTGACACGGGCGTCACCCCGTCAGCGGGCCTCCTGACGAGCACCCTATAGCGATTCGGGCGGCGATCTGAGCGAGTCCCGTCCGAGCCTCCGGCCTGCCGATCGACAGCGAGTTCACCGAGGGCCACGAGGTTCGCGATCGACCGCTGAACGGTGCGCTCGTCCACGTTCGCGTACCGGGACAGGGTGGCGACTGAGGGCCACGCTCCCCCGTCGCCTTCGTGGTTCGCGATCCCGATGAGCACCACCTTGTCGGTGCCGCGGGCCTGCGAGTAGTTCAGGACTAGGGCGATCTTCTCGACGCTCACGCGCTCCTCGCCTCGAACACGGCGAGAGCCTCACCCGTAGCAGCGGAGACCATCCGGGGGACGCCTGCGGTGCCCTCACGGTGCAGGATCACGCCGGGAGATACCTCGACCTCACGGAGCATCCCGTCCTGGCGCAGTTCCCCGCACCGCTTCGAGTATTCGGATGTCAGGGACACCCCTGCCCGCATCGCTGCCTCCTCGTCTGTCAGACCCTCGGGCCACGACCTGACGAACGCCTCGAACAGGAGGGCCTTCTGAGTGCCCGAACGGTACCCCACGGCCCGGGCCCCGGCGATGGAGCCCGCGCGGTCATTCTTGCGGTGTCGGCCCTTCCGGGCCTCGTAGACGATCGGCTCGCCTTGCGTGTCGAACATGGGCATATCGAACTGCCCGCCGGTAGAGTTCATGATGCGCCACCTCCTATGCGGTGAGTGCCACGCCCCCGGATCGTTGCCCGATCGCGGGGGCACTTCTTATTCGTGTGAACCTAGCCCACTAACCCCGGTTAGGGAACTCGACGCGCCGACGCTACGACGCCACGGTCTGCGCTAGGGCGTCCTTCGCGTCGAGGTACTCCCTCCGCAGACGCTCCCGCTGATCCTCAGAGAGGCGCAACTGTGCGACCTTCCGGCCCAACTGATCGAGATCCACGACCGACAGAGCCGATCGCATCGACTGCGCGTACTCATCGACCTCGGAGTCGTCCACGACCGTAGGCCCGTCCGACCGCTCGTAGGAGTACGAGTCCGGATCCGGCTCATCCGTGGGCAGCGCGAGGGCCTGCAACAGCACGGTACGGAACGCGACCGACATCGCCTTAGCAGTCGCCTTGTCTCCGGAGTCCATCGCCTCACCCGGAACAGTCGCGGCGAGCGTGTCACCTGCCGGGCCCACGAACGTGTACCGAACCCGAAGCCGGACGTGGCCCATCTGCGTGTTATTCCGACCGATCGAGACCGAGCCGTACTCGTAGTCGAGCACCTCTGGCAGCACGACCACTCCATGCTTCCGTAGCGCCGGGCCGACCGCGTTCACCACGGCGTCGATGCCGCGGAAGTTGAAGTTCTGCGCGGTGTTCTTGTCTGACTTACGGACCTCTCGAACGTCTGCCATAACGGCGGCGAGCGCGGCCTGAACGGTGATGCCTGTCATCTGTGGCTCCTTACTTCGTGTCGATCGTCACGGACGGGGGTAGATCGGATGCGGCGAGGCCGGGCACGATCTCCCCGGTCTCCACCTCGATAACGTGACCGTCACGCACATCGAGGCAGACCTCGAAGTTCGACTTGTGCGGTGCCTCGGTTACGCGGATGAGGACGGGAGCGTTCTCACGCGCCCACGACAGGAACTCGTCGGTGTCGGTCACGTCGTACTTCCGGTTCGACGCGCGAGTCTTGACCGTGCCGTGGGGCAGGCTGATCGACTTGCGGTCGGCGTCGTAGCGTTGCCGCAGCGCATACTCGCCGAGTACACCCTCGAAGTAGGAGGCGTCACGGGTCAGGCTTTCGTTCGCGTGCTCTAGCCACGAGTCGATGCGCTCACGTTCGGCCTCGGCGATGCGGCGGTTCTCGTCCATCTTGCCGCGCAGGCTGGCTAACTTCCGGAGCGCCCACTCGGCGGCGGAGTCGTCTTCGATGCGCCACCGCTCGCGGTCCAGCGAGTTCACGGGCGGGGCGGGGTCGTACTCGTCCAGAGGGACGGCGGGTAGGGACATGGCTCCTCCTAGGGGTTGTCGGACGCCTCACATCCTACCTAACCGGGGTTAGGGAAGTCCAGGGGCTCCGGATGCCTTGCACGCTACATCGGGGGTATGACACTCTGACCCCGCGCCGACATCATGAGCGCCCGCGCGGCAGGGGTAAGGGGTTGCCGAGCCGCGCACGAGAACGGCCCGCCCCTCGCATAAGGAGAGGCGGGCCGTTTCGTTAGCGGAGAGGCTAGGGCTTGATCTTCCCGAACATGCGCCGCTGCGTGTTAGGCCCGAACTCGCCGGTCACGTTCTGCCACCCCTGAGCGGCCTGGAACCGCATCACCGCCGCCGCCGGGTACTTCTGCTTTCCAGCGGGAGCGGGCTGCGGTCGGAACCCGAGGTCGTACAGGCGGCAAGCCACGCGCCACGCTGCCTTATTCGCGAGACCCTCGGCGTCGGCCTTCTGCACCGCCGCGAGGCTCGGCACGGTGCCGTCCCACGTCTCGGGGCGACGAGCCCACCGATTCGCCTGCTCACGCCAGTACGGGGCGTTGTAGGGCTTCACGTCAGACGAGGCGGGCCACTCCGCCCACGCGCCGTCGATCGTGTCATTCTTCCGCCCGCGCGTACCGCCTGCCGCGACCGTAGGAACGGCCTTCGGCTGCCAGCCGTGGCACCCGTCCGTGTAGCACTTATGCGTGCCCACGGCCTCGGTCACGTCCCACCCGGCGAGCGCCGCGAGCGCCGCGAGCGTGCGGCCCACGTTCTCGATCTGGTAGTCGGTGAGGCTCGACGTGGACGTGCCGGGGTCGTCAATCTCGATGCCCCATAGGCGCGTCTGCCCGTAGTAGCCGCGCTGCGATCCCAAAAAGTGCGGGGTCACGCCGTCGCCACAATGGTAGGCAGACCCTCCCGAGAGCAGGTAGGTATCTCCGGGGCCTCGACCGACGAGGAGGTTGCACACCGGCAGTTCGTAAGCGGTGACCGCCCAGTACAGGCTAGGGCAGCCCTTCGAGCCCGTAGCGGATGCGGTGCTGGTGTGGTGTACGACTGAGCCCATGAGCCCAGGAGAGCCGTCAGGGCCCTTCCACGGGCGTCCTACGGTGTCCCAGTCCTTGTACGTCTGCACGTCCACGCCGTAGTCCCGTAGCGCCGCGAGGATCTGCGAGGGCGTCGGGTTCGGGTTCCCGCTCATTCGCCCGCCTCCACGTTGAAGTCGAGCACGTCAGCCGGAGCCGGATCATCGTCCGTAACCTCCGGGGCCCAACCTGCGGGAGGGTCCGTGACCACGATGTCCGCTAGATCGAGCGAGCCGTCGTGCCCGGTCACTCGTCTTCCCACTCGAAGTCCATGTCTACCTCATCGGAGACGATCGCCTCATCAACCAGCGACGGGCCTTCCCACTTACCGAGCCGCGCCGAACTGATCGAGGTCAGGTAGGACAGGACGAAGCCGCCCACGGCGAACCCCAGGACAGCGAGCCAGTCCACGGTGAAGGCGTTGATCTGAGCGTCGGCGGCAGCCGCAGCGCCCGTTCCGATGATCGCGAGGATAGCGACCTGGGCCGCAGTCTTTAGCGCCCGCTCCAATGCTGCAAGCGTGAACGCGCGGGTGAAGATGAGCATGAGGGATCCTTCCGTTAGCGGAGCGTGTTCCATGTGTAGCGGTTTACCTCTCCCGTCACGGACATACCCTTCGCCTGCTGGAAGCGACGTACCGCGAGGGAGAGGTCATAGGTGAACCGCCCGTTGATCTCGCCCGTGTAGTAGTCCAGGGCGTGCAGGCGATTCTGTACCCATCGTACGTCTTCCCCGTAGTCCGCCCGAGTCAGCGCCCGCCGGAACTCCGGGGAGCCTTCCTCGGTGCGCTCCTCCTTACGGAGGGTGACTGCGATAAGACGCATGTCTGGGAGCGGGTGCCCGACCTCGAAGTGCATCGGATCGGGTCGGCTCGTCCAGTTGTAGCCCCAGACTAGGCCGAGATCCTTCGCGAGCCGCTGCGTCTTCCGCACCGGGAAGGTCGTCTTCTTGACTCCCATAGGGTTCTTCACGGAGTCGAGGTCGATCGCTCCGCCGACTGAGTGCCATGACTTAGTGCCGGGCACCCCGCGGATGTCCCGGTTCTCGTAGCCCCAATCGTCGCGGATCCCGGTCTCGAACTCGTACCCCGTCTCCTCGATGCCCTCGATCAGGGCGGTGAAGATCGGGACGAGCGACTTGTGCGCGGTCAGAGTGATCCCGCCTGCCGTGAACGTGTCGATGTTCTCGACAGCGTAGTCGGGGGCGTCCGGGTCACCGAAGCCCCGCTCGGCGAGTTCCTTCTTGGTTGGCATCCCACGATCCTACCGGGGAAAGCGACTGCCCCGGACTTATTGACTAACCCCCGTTTAGGAAGCGCGTGCCTTCCGCATAATCTCGCGCTGCCGAACCTCGATCGTGTCCAGACGATGCTCGAACGTCCGCACCCGGTCGTCCGTGTCGCACACCTTGTCCTTCATCGAGTGCCCCCCGTTACGTTGCAACTCACCGTCGATACGGTTCAACCGCTCCATAACACCCGGCACCCGTGCCCGCCCCGGCTCCTCGGGCTCCCCTTCCCAGTCCCGCTGAAACTTTCTCCACCACGCGCTGAACTCACGCAGTTCCCGAAGGGCCCGCCGGAACAGGAACGCGAGAAGCGTCAGCACCGATAGGCAGCCCGCAGCGAAAGCGAAGAACTCCTGCATGATCACAACATGACCCCGGCGAGCATCACACTAGTGTGCCTTATCCCTGACATGTTCAACCCGGGTTACGGGCCGATGTACTGCACGGACAGGGAAGGCGTCCACGTCTCAGCCGTCACAGAGAGCGCCAAGTTTCCGCCCGAGTTCTGCGACACCATGAGACGCACCGTGTCACCGATCGCAAGGTTGAACGCGGGAGCGGCGACCGTAAACCGAGTTGGAGAGGCCGCAGCCGAGGCGATGATGTCAGCACGAGCGAGCGTCGTCGTAGCGTTGCGCTCGATCCACGCCGCACGGAACCCGGTGCCGTTCGCCGCGAAGCGCACGTTCGCCGTCGCCGTGTAGATCCCAGGCACCACGCACGTCAGCACCGTGGGAGCACCGACCACCCACATACCCGCGTTGTCATTAGCATCTGCTTCCCACGTCACCGCAGTATCGACTGCCGTCGTGAGCGTCTGATCCGTGGTCCGGTACACGCGCGGAGCGATCGTGGACGTAGCCGTCCCGAGGGAGCCGAGCGCCCACAGATCCGAACCGTCCGACACCACCCACACGTTCGCGCCAGGTACCGGGGTCATGCTTGCCAGATATCGCACCCCTGACACCGCAGTCGTAGAGCCAGCGATCGTAATCGTCAGAGTTCGACCCGCCTGCACCGACGAGATCACGCCCTGCCGGAACCGCAGACGCGACGACGGGGTGAACTCACCTACGAACTCATCGAGCGGGTTCATGATGTGACCGAACTCGACACGGTACGGATCGTACGGGCGGTCGCAGACATCACGTCCGTGGGCGACAGCGGGATCGTGATCGAGTCGAGGATCACCAGCCGGTCCACCTTCGCGCCTGTGTTCACCAGAAAGATCACGTCATTCGCGTCGAGCGACGGATCCACGATCTGCTGCCACGATAGCGCCTGCTGCGCCCCGAGGTACTTCGAGAGCAGCGCCGCCGCCGACGACTGCGCCGTCGCGAACTGCGTCACCGCCGACTGCGACAGGAACGTGGGCCGCTGCCCGAACGGGCCGTAACGGTAAGTAGGAGAGGTCGGATCCTCATCCCACACCTCTACCCGGAGCGGAGTGTCGATCGCCGATCCCTCCGCGATGAACACGACCCCGTTGTACGTCTGCTCCACGGTGTCCTGACGATCAAGCGACAGCACCACCCCGTCCGAGCCCTCCGCGTACGTCGCGTCCACCGACGCCGAGTCCCGGTCGGGGAACCGCTCCAACGTCACGACGCCGGTCGGGTCGAAGTAGAGGTCGTAACCGCACGCCTCCGCGATGCCCACCGCGTCCTTCCACGGGTCATTGTCGGAGTCAAGTCCGAGCACCTGCTGGGAGATCGTCTCAGGCACGGTCGGGAAGTTGATGACCACGTTCGAGTAGCGGTCCTGCAACAGGTTCGTGAGCGCCGTCGTCAGAGACCCCGCGGTCACGGTGTACGGGTTCAGCCACGAGTTATTCGCCACGACGATCGAGCGATCCTGCCCGTCGATCGTCATCTCCACGCCGTCCGCATCGTCTTTCACACTCACCCGCGTGATGACGAACACGCCCAGGGGTACTAGTTCCTGCGAGCCGTCAGCGAACCGGATCCCCCGATACAGGCGCAGTTCGTTACCGAAAGGGGTGATCGCATCGAAGCCCGTATCCGGTACAAGATCGGAGCCACGAGACGTGGACAGAGTAACCGTGCATGAGCGCCGAACAGACGAGTTCGCCGACACCGAAACAGACCCGCCGGAGATGTCGAGGTCGAGAAGTTTCAGGCTCCCGGCCCACACTTCAGCCGTGGACACCGCGACATGCGTCGAGCGGATCGCCGCCTTGTAAGTGTCGGAGGTCGGATACATGCGCTACTCCGAAACCTCGACGTAGTTCACCTGCACCGTTCGCAGCGAGCGTCTGCCCTGCCACTCCTGCGTCATCTGACGCCCCGTGATCCGGATGTACTTCTGCTCCCCGGAAGGCTCCTGCGCGAGCAGCGTGCCCTGGTGTAGCAGGATCCCGCTCACGTCGTCCCACTCGTCTCCCACGATGGAGATGCGGTATGAGCCGTCGTAGCCGCCGATGAGCCCTGACACGACCACGGGAAGGCTCCTGCCGAGGGGGCGGAACACCGTCACGGGCTCCTCGACCGTGATCCCGAGGGCCGTCGAGATCCGCAGCCCGCCGACGTTCAGAGCCGGAGCCTCGATCGCCTTCAGCCACCAAGTCCCGTCATTCGTGACGAGCACCTGCGACACGACCGAGTAGGCGGACGGGATCCGGTTCTCACCCGCGACCCCGACCGAACGCACCCGATACCGCACCGTCACATCCCGTGGTGCCTCGTAGTCGAACACCGTCGCAGCCGTGCCCGTGGGAAGGATCTCAGAGCCGTCACGGATCGTCGCATACGTCGAGCCGCCGTCGTCTGAACGCTCCGCCGAGAAGTACTGGCGCGTGTAAGGGGCACCGATAGACGAGCCCGTGATCGAGAGAGTCGCCTTGCCGAGCGCCGAGTCCCACGCCACCGAAAGAGTCGGAACCGAAGGCGGTGTCAGGTTCAGCACGAACTGCGAGAACGCCCACGCCGACCAGAACGGCTGCCCGTTGATGTCCTTCGCGACCTTGACGTACGCCCGGTACGTCCCCGAAAGAAGCAGCGACGACACCGTGCCCGAAGCATCCGAGGAGCCCACGACACCGGAGTCCCACGTCGCCGTCGAGGTCTCAGGGTCGAACCCGCCCGCGCCGTACTGCGCCGCCGTGAACACCCTGATCTCATAGAACGCCTGCGGCTGCTCATTGTCGGGATCGGTGTACGTCCACGTCACATCCGGGGTCGCCGTTGTCGTCAGCGTGCCGGTAGGAGCCGTAACCGTGACCGTGGGCTGCGAGGCCACGTCCACATCGACGTACACCTCGTAGAAGAACCCGCGATCCGTGGTGTCCCGGTACTCCGTGATGACCGACCGCAGGCCGTTCACCCGGTCCTGATCCCACGACTGACCGTCAGGTGACGCCGTGAACCACGGGCCCACGAACTCCTGCGGTGACGTGTACTGACCGCGGACTGCCGTAGCCGAATGAAGGTAGTTCACACCCGCTAGGCGAGTGCCGAGCGCGAAGTCAATCTTTCCGATCGACGTAGGCGTAGAAGAACGCACACGAGCCCGCACACGCTTGACCCGCTGCGTCGCCGTAACCGTCGTATCAGCCACGGTCACCGTAAGTTGGTAGGTGCCCAAGAGTGAGTTCGACTTGCGAATGAAGGTCGAATCCGAGTTATCGTTCAGCGCCGCCTGAACCGTTGCCGAGCCACCCGAGATCGTCCAGTTCGACGCTCCCGTGCCCGTCCCGTCAGGGCGTACCGTCGTGACCGCCACCGTTACCTCCTAGCCGTAGCGGCAGCGCGAGCCGCGTTCCGTAGGGTCTCCTGCAACTGACGATCGACCTCGCGTGCGACCTCCGCAGCATCCGCGCCCTGCGCCACGACTGTGACCGCGCCCGGCTGCACCACGATCTGTTGACCGCCGAGCGCGTTCGCGGTGCGCTGCGCCGACATGACCGTTCCCGCAGCCTTCGGTACGAACAGTTCAGGGCCACGCTCACCGACGAGGTAGGACATTCCGGCAGCCACGGGACCGCCGTAGGCGCGACCCTTGCCGCCCTTGCCGCCCTTGCCGCCCTTGCCGCCCTTGCCGCCCTTGCCGCCCTTGCCCGCATCGGGGTTAGGCACGTCATTCTTCCCGCCGGGGATCGCAGCGTTCGCAGCGGCGATCGCGGCAGCGATACCGTCGCGGATCTTCTCCGCCATGCGATCGGCGATGGTCTGCGCGACTTCGAGGAGCGCAGCCTCCTTCGCCTTCAGCCCGTCGATGAACGCCTGCGCCGAGTCGAGCCCTAGCCCGTTCATCGTCTCCGACAGCGGCTTCAGCGCGTCCTCGATGCCCTTCGACAGTTCCGCAACCGCAGACACGGCGTTGTCGTACTCAGTCTGGAACCCGGACAGGTACGCGGTCGTCTGATCCGCTCCGAGTTTCCGGATCTCCTCCTGCGCCGCGTTCATCGCCGCGATGTCCTCCGGCGTCGAGGCGAGGAGCGCCTGGATGAGCGAGGCGTTCTGCCCAGGACCGCCCTCCACGATCTTCTGAAGCATCTCCGCATCGACGCCCTTCGTGCGGAGCGCCTTGATGTCCTCGGCGTACTTCTTCAGCGAGGCGACACGATCCTGCAACCGCTCGACCACGGCATCCTTGCCGATGAGCGCGGCAGTATTCAGTCCGGACAGATCCATCATCGCGTTGTTCATGCCGTTCACGAGAGCGGTAGTGAACGTGCGCTGCTTCTCCAATGCTTCCAGCGCCGTGTCCCGCTTCTTGATCGCGGCGATCAACTGCGTCGTGGAGTTCTTCAGGAAGTCGAGCAGTTGATCTCGCGATCGGATGTCATCACCCTGAGCGAGGCCCTTGATGAGGTTACCGTTCGCGTCCTCCAGTAGCGCGTATCGCTGCTTCACCACGGTCACGAGCCGGTCGTACATGTCGATCACGCCGTCCACGGTTACCTTCACCGAGTCGTACGCCTTCGAGAACTGCGAAGCCTCACCGAAGGGCTCGCGGAACAGTTCCTTCAGCGACTCAGCCGCCGCCTTGCGCTCGTCGCGAGCGCCTTCGAGCGCGTCACGAGCGATCGCGATCTGCTTCTGCAACTCGTCTCGGCGCTGCGCGTTCGCCACGAGCCGCTTCTGCATCGCAGCGAGTTCCTTCTGAAGTTTCTCGCCCTCGGCGAGCAACTTCTTCCGGTCGCCCTTGTCCTTTATCGCCGCGGCTGCCGCCTTGTACGACGCCTGCGCGTCACGCATAAGCGTCCCGACATAGGAGCGCACGTCACGCGCGTCACCCTTCAGGGCCTTCTGAAGCCCGTCGAGGCCCTTCCGCACACTCTTACGCGCCTCGTCAAGCGCCTGCGCGATCGACTTCCAGTCCGGCCCCGTATCAGCGGCACCACCGCCGCCGCCGCCGCCACCGCCACCGCCGCCGCCGCCGCCCGAAAGGGTCACCGGAGGAGCCGACACCGCGGGGACGCTCGTAGAGTACGCACCCGACATGCCCGCGGACTTCTCCGCTCCGGTCGGAACACCGTCGCGCACAACCGGATCCCGGTATGTGCGGACGACCACGTTCACCGGGATCGTGATCCCGACCGCGAGCGCATCCAACTGGCCCGCGACCGTGTTGAGCGAGCCCTGCACCGCGGCGATGTTCGACACCGCAGAGGAGGCGAAGGACGCGAACGCCGCCGATGCCTGCGCGATCTGCGGCCCGACACCCGGCAGCCACGACAGGCCCTTGGTAGCCGCGTCGAGGATCGACTGGAACGTCTGGAAGGCGGTCTTGACGAGAGCGCCGAACGCGCCCACGATCGCCGAGACGCCGCGCACACCAGCCGCGCCCATCGCTGCGAACTGTTGACCGGCCTTCAGGAGCGCGGGAGTGAGAGGGACGATGAAGTCGCGGAGCAGGCGAAGGCCGAGACCGATCAGGGGAGAGAGTAGACGCAGGAGCGGGCCGAACACCGCGATCACTAGCCGTAGCCCTGTCGTGAGAAGCGGAGCCATAGCCCGGACGAGCCCAGCGATCTGCACGCCGAACTGAGCCGCGACCTCGACTAGATCCACGATCACCGGCAGGATCGGCAGGAAAGCGTCGAGAAGCGCGGACACGATCTCGACAAGCGGGGGCAGGATCGACACGGCGAGCGCCACGAACGCCGCCATGAGTTCCTGCATGTACGGGGCGATCGCCTGCACGACCTGGAGAATGAACTGCGACAGCGCGGTCCCGAACTGCTGAAGCAGCGGCAGGATCGCCACGAGCACCTGCACGAGCCCAGCGGCGAGGATGTCCACGAGCGGCAGGAGCGCCTGCAACACCGCCATGATGACGGGAGCAATCGTCTGGAATGAGAAGGCGATGTGCTCGGCGAGCGGAATGAGTACAGCGGCAAGCGGATCCACAAGCCCGGTAATCATCGTCAGGAGTTCCCCGATGATGGGGCCGATCGCCGAGATGATCGGCGACAGGATCTCCACGATGCCGCCGAGCAGACCGGCGAGCAGCGTCACAAGCCCGGACACCACGGGAGCGAGCGACTGCATCATGGATGTGAGCGCCGGGGCTAGGCCCTCGAACGCCGTCGTCAGGACCGGCCCAATCGTCTCCGCGACCTGCGTGATCGCCGGGCCGAGACCCTCACCGAACGCCCCCGACACCGCCTGGATCGCAGGTATCAGCCCTTGGAGCGCGAGGGCCAGCGGGTCGATCGACGGCATGATGCCGTCCACGAGTGCGTTCCGGGCCTCGTCCTTCAGCGTCGAGAACACACCCGTAAGCGTCTTGGACTGCGCCTCCATCATGCCGCCGAACCCGGCGACCGAGGCCGTGCCGTTCTGAAGCCCGGACACGAGTGCGGGGATCGCATCCTTCGCGAGCACGTTCCCCGTAGAGATCATGTCGCTCATCTCAGCCGTGGAAACACCGAACTGGTCAGCGAGGATCCGCAACGCAGGCACGCCGACCTCAGACATCTGAAGAATCTCCTCCGCGGAGACCTTCCCCTTCGCCTGCATCTGCCCGAGGGCCCTCGTGATCCGGTCGATGCCCTCCGACCCCAGCCCGAGACCGGCGGCAGCGTCACCGACTGCGGTCAACGTGGGCATCACGTCCTGCGCCGCGAAGCCCATCGCGAGCATCGAGCGGGACGCAGAAAGGAGACCGGGCAACTCGAACGGGGTCGCCGCAGCGAACTCGCGCATGTTCGAGATGAACTCGTCGGCTTCCTTCGCGGAGCCAAGCATCGTCGTGAAAGCGACCTCGGCCTGTTGAAGATCAGAAGCGGCCTGAAGTCCGGCACTCGCCGCAGACTTCAGACCTTGGACGAGCGCGATGCCCGCCATAGACGCCACGATGCCGATCGCGGAGCCGAGCGCCACCGTGGACGCCTTCGTCGCCTGCTGCGACTTACCGAGGCCCGCCGTAGCACCGGACGCGCCCTTCGCGGCAGCGACGTACCGACCCGACAGAGTGTCACGGAGCCGACCGTTCGCATCTACGAACGTGCGCGTCGCAGCGGTCGCCGATGCCATTCCCGAGGTGAAGCCCGACGTGTCAGCCTTCAGACGGGCCAATACGTCTACGGTCGTCGCCACGGGCTACTCCTTCACTTCCTCTTCCGCGCCTGCTCCATCTCCCAGATGCGGATCCGCTCTAGGGCCTCCCACTCCGTGAGTTCCTCAGACGAGAGGGGCCGGTGGGCCGGACTGCCGTACAAGAGTTCCTCGACAGTCCGGCCCAACCGCTCCGCTAACTCGAAGACGAACCTTCGGTGTCCGGCTCGGAGGAGTCTTTTCCCGCTTCGTCAGCGGCCTCCTTCGTGAACCCGGACAGCCGCATCCCCGCCAGGGCGATACGGTCCACGGCGGTAGCGGCCTTACCGAGGAGCGCGTCACGATCGCTCGGCTCGAACACCTGCATCCCAGTCTCGGGATCGAAGGACGTTGCGATCACGATCTCCGGATACACCATCTGGAGGTCAAGATCACCGCCGTCCTTCATGGCGAGGTTCATGATGCGGGTCCGCTCGGCAGCGGTCATCCCACGAACCTCGACGGTGAGTTTCCACTCGGGAACTTCCACCGACTCAGTTGCGATGTCCTTTACGGCGAGGATCTGATCGCGCAGGGACACTAGGTCACTCCTTCGGTTAGGCCACTAGGGCACGGATTACGCGGTGTGGGTATTCAGTTATCAGGCGACGGCGCGGGTGATCGCACCCGTGACCTGGGCCTCGGCGGAGAACGTCACGGCGTCGCCAACGGAGCCGGTGATCTCGTAGGAGGTCAGGAGGCACTCGCCCGTGTACTTCGGGTTCGTGGACGACGCCGAGCCACCGCCGGGGGTGTAGGCGAAGGACACCGTGGCGTCCTGACCCAGCACACCCGAGAGGACAGCATCGACAGTCGAAGCGCCAGCGGCGTCGAACTTGCCGGAGATGCTGATCGTCGCGTCCGAGAGGCCCATGATGTACTCCTTGGCGTTGTCGCCGAAGGTAGTGACCTCTGCGGTCTCCAGGGACCGGCTGAACGTAACCTCATCGCAGAACGCGGAGATGTCGGTCAGCGTACCGCTGGAGTTGTCGATCTCGAACTTGGACTTCTTGCCGTGAATGTATGCCATGTGCTTTCTCCTTTACCGGCGGGCGAATGTCATCGAGTAGGTGACTGACCCGGTGGACCCACCGGGGGCGTGCGAGGCACGGAGGTAACGATTCACCGTGCCAGAGACCACGACACGCTCGGCGGTCGTGGACGATGTGCCGACCGACGTGAACGTGGCGAGATCCACGAAGGTCGTGTTGTCGGACGAGTGCTGCACCTTGAAGGTGCTAGATCCGTTGCGGGTGTTCGCGGTGACGTGGAGGTACGCGGCTCCGCCGTTCGCGCTCGAAGCGGTGTTGTCCTGCGATGCTCCGGTGCCGTTCGAGGTCACCGCGGCGTTCCCGGCGAGCACGACTGCGCGATCGACGCCGCCGTCCGCCTGCACTTCCAGGCTCGCCGCTACAACGTCGCCCACGGGCGACGATATCTCGTAGGAGGTCTGCTTCACCGCGGCGGAGAAGGCGACCTTCCCGGCGGTCAGGCCCTCGGGGGCCACGGAGATGACATCGTTCGCGTCTGCTCCGATCGTGGTCGAGAGCGTCTCGTCCACGGCGGCGGTGTTCCCGTCGAACATGCCGGACAGGGACAGGGTGCCGTCCTGAAGTCCGACGATGTACGTCTTCGCGGAGTCACCGAACGCAGTCGTCTCCGCGGTCTCCACGACGCGGCTCGCGGTCGCCTCATTGAAGAAGGCGGACAGGTTCGCGGCCCCGTACAGGACCGCCGTGTTCTTGCCGTGGGTGTATGCCACCGCTACTCACTCTCCTCGGGCTCGGGCTCCGGCGTGGGCTCGGGCTCGGGCTCCGAGGCGGGAGCGGACTTCGACGGCTTGCCCTCGGCGGGCTCGATGTAGCCCTGTTCGAGGAGCCACTTGATGCTCTTAGACGGGATGTCGCCCGTGATCTCGCCTGCTTCGACGCGGCGGTCAGGGGGAAACTCGATCCCTGCGAGCGCCCGGTACTGGGCCACTTCGCCTCCCTCGGGGTATGACGCAGCCCCGCACCGTCGCAGGGCCACAGGGGGCACGTCGAGGGAGACGGCTAGGGGCCACTAGGGCACGCAGGACGAGCGTAGCACGCTGCGAGAGGGATCTAACGGGAGTAGATAAGCCTCTCCCCCCGGTAGGAGCCACCTAGACCGGGGGGAGAGACGGGCCGATCTCTACCCGAGGGACGGGGGAGAACCTCGGGGAGATCGGAGCCTTACGGGGGTTAGGTTACCGAGCGGTGAGGACGCCCGCAAGGGACGCCTCGACCTTCGAGGTGATGAACTGATCGACGGTGAGGCCCGCCTGACGCGCCGCGGCCTCGATCATCTCGGGCATGTCCTCGGCGGTCTGCGCCCACCCCGCGGTGAGGCGCTCACGCTCGGACTCGACCTTCGCCTGTTCCCGCGCCTCCACGGTCGCAGGATCGACGGTGACGACGGGGCGCTTGCCGAACCCGAACATCGGGTCGCGGTCGGAGCGGGTGATCGTGGCGGTGAAGGTGATCCGGTCGCCGACCTCGACAGTCGGGCGGACTCGCGCCGGGTAGCCGGTGAACGCGGTGAGTGCCTGCGGGACAGTCATCCACGCGGACCAGCCCTCGTCGGTCTGCACCGTCATCTTCCACTCGGGGAAGTGCTCGTCGCCCTTGTTCGCGATCTTCGTCACGACTGCGGCGATGTCGCGGACGCGGCCCTCGGGGGCGACCGTCCCGGCCTCGGCGGCGGCTGCCTTCTCGGCCTTCAGGGCATCCTCGCGAGCGGTCTGCTCGGCGCGAGCGGCCTGCCACGCGGGGTTCGGGATGCAGCGGTGCGAGGGCCAGAAGGTGCGGAGGGATCCGAAGTCGCTCCCGCACCAGTCTTTGCGCTGCGCGAGGTACTTCGAGCCGGACTTGCTTTCGGTCCAGCGGACGGTCGCGCCGCAGTCGCGGCAGGGAAACTCGGGGGAGAGTGCTCGGGTCATCGGTGGCTCCTTCGGTCGGTTGCCCTTTCGGGATACCCCGAGCCTAACTAACCCCGGTTAGGTCTGTCAAGCGATACGGCAGGGAGTGTCCAGCCCTCACAATCCCCCGAACCCGAGCCCCCTCCTAGGACACCGCCCACGCCCCGATAGTGCCCCTACGGGCCCCCTAGAGCCTCAGAAGGGCACTAGGTCGCGGATCTGCCTCACCCGTATGTGCAACTGACAGGCGTACACGACGAGATCCTCGATCTCCTCTAGGGCGTCCTGCACGATCGCGTCCGCGGGCCGCTTCTCGAACCGCTGCACCCCGGACCCGTCGTCGTACTGGATCATCCCCGGCCCCAAGATCCGATCGGTCAGCCGGTCCACGATCGCCGCAACCTCGGCGGCGTGCTCCTCGGAAGTCATGCCCCGGAGCCTAGAGCACGGCTAGGTCAGCCCACCCGCCGTCGCCGATCACGATCGACACCATGCCCGCCGGAGAGTCCTGACCCGTGCGATGCCGCCACCACGTCGAGCCCCCGTCGAGCGCCGGGATCTGCATGAAGGACTTCGCCCCCGACTGCTCGACCCGCAGGTGGTGAAGGTGCGCCGCGAGGAGCATCGTCGCCGAGCCGATCGGCTGCATCCCGTGGGCCTGACCCGCCCACCACTTAATCGGATCCCGCCCGAACTGGTGCCCGTGCGCGAACCCGACCGCCGTGCCCGCCACGTCGAGCGTGATCGTGAGTTCGTCATGCTGCGGGAACACGAAAGACACATGGTCGTAGCCCTCCGCGAGTTTCAGGGCGTCAGCGACCGCGGCAGCGCCTTCCACGGCCCACGAGTCGTCGTAGCGGCGCACGACCTTGCCCTCGCGCTGCGCCTCATCGTGGTTGCCCGGAACCACCGGGACCACGATCCGCTCGGCTAGCGGTGCGAACTGCTGCACTTGATGGAGCATGAGCCGCCGATACACCCGCAACTGCTCGGTCATCGTCAGGTCGAGACGGCCCCCACGGGCCAGCGCCCCCCCCTGCGACACGAGACCCTCGATGCAGTCACCGAGCCACGCGAGCGTAATCGAGTCGATCTTCCGCCCGAGCCTGCGAAGTTCCTTCAGCCGCCGCACCGACAGGTCAGTCTTCACGAGGAACCGCTCGATCGTGCCCTCGGTGCCGTCCCCGTCCGGCTTACCGAGTTGCAGATCCCCAGCGAGGACGCAGTAGGACAGGCCCTCACCCGTTGCCGCCACGGGAGGCTTCGGCTTCCGCTTCCCGATCGCCGCCACGAGTTCATCTATCGAGGCCCCGTCACGGAACCGCCGCCGGATAATGTTCGCCCGGTAGTAGTAGAGCCGCTGCACGTTGCCCTCGCCGATCCCGGCGTCCCACGCCCGGTACTGCACCGGCTCGATGACCTCATACTCGGCAGGGTCGAGATCCCACACCGCGAGGAGTTCAGCCCAGTCCCGAGGCGGAGCGTCGAGCGGGCTCGTTGTCAGGGTGCCGGAGTTACCGTCCCACGCGACACCGGGCTCCCATCCCGCAGGCGGGCGAGGCGCTGCGGCCCCGCGATAGTCCGAGGTCGGGCCCGG